GATATAGATGAAAAGGATGAAGAACTATTCTTTAGCATTTGCAAAGAGTGGGAAGATTTGACGCAACTACAGCTTGAGTCTGTAGAGTACAAGAAGATGATTATTGGTGATGTAAACAATTACATTGGAATCTATGACAATGGTAAGACAAAATGCAAAGGTAGATTTGAGTTTGAAGAATTACCTCTTCATAAGAATAAATCTAATCTTGTAATACCTAAAGCATGGTTTGAATACTTTGTAAATGGTACTGATCCAAAAGAGTATCTCATGACAAACAGAAATATATTTGACTATTGCACTGGTTCTAAAATCAAAGGTAATTGGTTCTTTGTAGAGCGAGGTGTAAAAGAAGGTGTCTTTTATGAAAACAAGTTACAAAAACTTGTAAGATATTTTGTATCCAAAAAAGGCACTAAAATAATTAAATGTAATCCTGATGGTAGACAAATACAACTTGAGAGTGGTCCAATTTTACAGACCATTTTTAACAAAGCAGTTGTATTACCATGGGAAGAATATGACATTGATGAGAAATATTATCTTGATAAAATCTATGATGAGATTAAAAAGATAGAAAGCACATCTGAAGTCATTCCACAAAATATGTATCAACAGTTAAAATTAGAATTATGAAAAGAACAGTAAGTGGCATGGATGCCTATGCGAAAATTCTGTCTACTGGATTACCAGAGAAAACAGAAACTTACACCCCAATCTCACATGCAAGTGTGATAAACCGTGTGAGAAGTGAGATAACCAATGCTGGTTTTATTATCACTGGAGAAGATTACAGATGTACCAATGATGGGCAAATTGCTCTAGGTACATTAAGAATGAATTATAAAGCAGACCCAGACATTGAGTTGTCTGCTAATTTTACCAATTCATACAACAAACAACTTGCCTTCAGATTTAATCTTGGAGGCTTAGTAAAAGTCTGTATGAATGGTATGATGTTGAATAACAACAAGTTTGGCAAATTTAAACGCGTACATAAAGGTGCAGCAGATCTTTTAGCAGAAGGTATCATTAGTGATTATATAAATAACGCTGGTGAATACTGGGATTCTTTAGTAGAACACAAAGATTCTATGAAAGGAATCTTATTGTCAAGCACTGCGCAGCATGATGTACTAGGTGAATTATTCTTAAAAAGAGATGTCATAAATACAATGCAGCTTAACACTGTAAAGAAAGAGTTGATTAAACCATCTTTTGATTATAAAGTTGATTCTGATTCTGCGTGGGCATTGTATAATCACATTACTTTAGCACTGAAAGATTCACATCCTTCAGACTGGATGGAAGATCAAATCAAAGTTCATGAAGTGTTTTCTAATATGCTTGACTTGGATAAAACTGAAGTAGAACTAACACCTGTAGAAGATGAACATATCATTCTTGAATGACATAATAAAAGATACTTATTATGTAGTTATGAAGAGAAAGAAAAACTCTAATCATGACAAGTTAGAAATTCTCAGAAGATTCTTAAAAGTAAAGTACAATATTACTATTGGAATGGAGTCTTTGAAAAGAAGAGATAAAGAATACAAGGGTCAAAATAAAGGTTAAATGGAAAGTCTGTAGAAACGAAAATCCCCCATCACTGGGGGACTTTCTACAGAAGAAGAAAAACCACTAAACATTTGCATAGTAGCATCTTTTATCGCCCTTGCCCTTTGTAGCTCTTGCGATAGTTTTTTGAGTTCTTAGACTTTGATGTTTTTGTTTTTGCATGAACACCTGGTCTAGAAACTTCAGGTTTCTTCAAAAAGGATGTAACGCTACTGGTTTTAAGCTTCGCTGCCATCTTTCTTTTCTTTTTTGTCTACAACAGACCATATAAGACCTGCTAGAGTAATTACAGAACCAACAATTTCAGTAAGTGTAGATTCATCAACTGTGCCTCTTACAACAAGAAAACCTCCAACAAAGGTTAAAATGTGTCGTGCAATTCCTAGGATTTGATTTTGATTCATACTTATTAGTTTAATTAAATAATATCGCTGCTTTCTATTAATGTATAGGTAAAGTTATTACCATGAAGTGCTTTGGCCTTGCGACAAATTGCCATAAACTCTTCAAAGTCTGCTGCTTTTTTAAACACTTGACATCCTTCAGACCAGTTTTCTACAAATGTAGAATCTGCACCTGCTTTATGAATATTGATACCAAAAACACCTTCTTGAATAGATTTCTCATCATATGTCATATCTTTGTTTGGATCACGATAAACTTTTACTGGTTTGTTTTGTCCTAATGCTTCATACTTACCAGCGTGAAGTCTCATGATATGAGAGTCAACATATTGACCTTCAACTAGTCTAGCAACACCAGCCTTGTTACCAAATTGCATAACACCCTTTGTTCCTGGATCTGTAGTAGCTGGCCATACGTGGCATTTCCAAACTCCATTTTCTGTATAAGAAAGAGTTATGTTATCATCAAATAGATTAGTTACCTTCTGACCTGTTGCAGAATTTCTTACCCCAATGATGTTTAAAAGAAAGTCTTTATGCTCAAACCACTTATAACCTTTTGCCTTAACAGCAGTTTCAAGTTGTTCTTTGGTATACTTACCTACTGTTGCAGGTTTATTACTTTCAGTAGCACCAAATTTAGTTACAATAATGCCAAGTTTGGCTAATGTAGCAGGACCTACAATTCCATCTGGAGTAAGTCCCTGCTTTTTTTGAAACTCAATAACAGCAGCTTCTGTTTTTGGTCCAAAGTTTCCTGTTTGCTCTACACCTAATACTGCTTGAATTTTCTTAACAACATCATTGTTGTCTCCTTTTTTCAGTGTCATAATTCTATATTTATTTTTTAAAGTACAAGTTTGCTTCAGCTTCTCTACGTCTAACTAAACCAGTCAGCGTTTTACCACCTGCTTTTACCCATTTCATAAATTCTAATCTGATAGATTCATCATTAGGATTAGCGTTTACTTTTTTAAGTAACGTAGAAGATTTCAAGTTTGCTGGCCCTAAGTTGTAAGCAAATGATACTAACGCATCAAATTGATTCTGTGTAATAGTGTCTACACAATAACTGTCTACGTATTTTTCAAAACTAATAAGCATGTTTGCTAACAATTCAACAGCTTGTTCTTCTGTTATGCTTGCATCACTCATTGTTACTTTTTTCCCACCAGGATAGAATGTTGCACCATATCCAATTGTAGGAACACCTGCAGAACATTTGTAAGGAGCTGCTCTGAACCCTTCAAAAGATTTGATTAAATCAATCCCTGCTTTCGCTGTCTGTGTTATTTTCATCTTCGTTCTTTTTTTTGTTTGACATAATTCTACCTACTGTAGTAATTCCAAATGCTCCAAGGGTAATAATCATAAAGCCATCAAAGATGAACTCTTTTATGACAAGTTCTTTACCCCATATGCCTGTAACTACATCTACTGTTAGGATAAATACCATAGCAAAAAATGCTATTACCCCTACAAATGTTTGCTCGTTTATTTGATTATCATTTGAAACGAGTTGTTTAAAAAACTTTTTCATATTCTTACTTTTTTTCTTTACTGCCTTCTTGAGTAGCATACTTGATACCCATGATTGTACCAACTATTGAAAAGGCATTTGTTAATAATACACTAAACATGTTACTCCATGTTGAACCAATAATTTGTGTGTCTTGATTTGTTACAATGGCCATCCAGTATAACACAGTTGTTACAGCCCCCACTCCTACTATAACAGATAACGCAACTTTGACAATTATTTTTATTAGCTCACTTTGACTTTTCTTCATCATTACATCTAAGTCATTTAAAGCTGCATCTTTCTCTATCTCTATTGCATTTTTAAGTTTTTGAGAGTTATCAAGTTCTATTTGTAAATTCTTTGAAAGATCCTCTATCTTCTTCTCATTGTTTACAGCTTCAGTAACATCAGTTGCAATTTTAACTACGTCAGTGATATTTCCTTTACTGTCTAAAACAGGATTATAAGATGCTTGTAAGTAAACAGTAGAACCATCTACTTTTCTTCTTTCAAATATCCCATCAAAGTATTTTCCTTTTCTTAAACTTTCCCAAAACTTAGTATACTCATCAGACTTAGAATACTCATAACTTACAAAAACACTGTGATGTTTACCAATGACTTTATTTTGCTCATTAGCTTTATAACCCATTGTTTCTAAGAATACAGAATTTACTTCTGTTATAAACCCATCAATGTTAAAATTGATAAGAGCTGTACTTCTGTTGATTGCGTCTATCTGTTTTTTGCTATTGACAATTAAACTAATGTCAGTAGCAATCTTCATTACTTTAGTAATCTTACCATCCTCATTAAAGATAGGATTGTAAGTTGCTTGAAGATTGATAAGACTTCCATCCTTTCTTCTTCTTTCAAATTCACCAGTGTAATACTTACCACTTCTTAAGATGTCCCAGAACTTTTCATACTCAAGGGATCTTGCGTAATCATCACATACAAAGATGCTATGGTGTTTACCAATGATATCATCATGGTTGCCTTTGCCATAACCCATTGCTTCCAAAAAAATGTCATTAACCCCTAGTATAATACCAGCGAGGTCAAAGTAGATAATAGCGTTGCTTCTATTAATCGCTTCAAGTCTACTTAATAATTCTTCTTTTGGTAAATTTTTCATTACTTATTTATCAATTGTCTCACTGTATCTGCTAAATCTCCAACATTCTTTGCTAGATTTTTAATTTCCAACTGAGTTTGCTCTTGAATAGCTTGGTACTTTAGTCTTGATTCTTGTTCTACAAGTTCAATTTTTCCTTTAAGTTTACCTTGTTCTTCTGTATTTTTACGTACATCACTGTGTACAATTTTTAAGAAGTATCCAATAATTGTTATGGCAGTACCCAAGATGAATACTACAATGTCTGAACTTGTCATCTCCTAAATTGTTTAATGATTAATAAGATTGCAACTAATATTATAGCAAGAAATAGCATCCACCAAGGAAAACCTGATCTTTCTGTATACTTTGTTTTTTTAGTTTCAGCTTTGGTATTTTGCTTATTAATCTTAACTGCTGCAGATAATGAGTCATCATACATTCTAGCCATGATTTTCAGTGAGTCTTTGAATCTCTTATTATCAAATCTAGTTTGCCATCTAGTTTGCCATCTTGTTTCTACAGTGGCTTCTGGACAATTGCAGGGTACTTGGGTAGTAACATAGATTAATGAGTCTTTGCCATCTTTACCTTTGACAAGTAAAGTATCTGTTTTTTCTACATAGATTGTATCACACGTAATTTTACCACCTTTGGAATAGAACTTATCCAAATGGTATTTAGCATTGTGACAACTAGATACAATAACTAACAATGACAATAATGTAAGTAGTACAAAAAGTTTTTTCATATGTCTTTTTTTGTACTCTCACCTTCCTCAAGTATAAGATAATACAAATATCTGAAATTACATGAAAATACTTACACATTTTGTAAATTTTTTTCATAAAGTTTTTTGGCAGCCAATGTAAATTTTACGATCTTTGTTGCCTTTCCATTTTATTTTTTTAACCCTATAATTCTTAAATTATGACAGAAACAAAAGCGAGTTCTCTTGTTGTGCCTTGGGGTCCAGTAGGGTATGTTACTTACAAAAGAACATACTCCAGACCAACCAAAAATGGCAAAACAGAAGAGTGGCATGATACTATTGAAAGAGTAGTAGATGCATGTAAAAATCAACTAGAAGTTGGATTTTCAAAAACAGAAGAAGATTCTTTAAGAAGAATCATGGCAAACCTGAAAGGTACAGTAGCAGGGAGATTCTTATGGCAACTAGGTACAAAAACCGTTGACAAATTAGGATTACCATCTTTGCAAAACTGTGCGTTTGTAGTTTGTGACGAACCCATTAGACCATTTACATGGGCATTTGAAATGCTTATGTTAGGTTCAGGTGTAGGATTTAACATCCAACGTGAACATGTTTATCAAATACCTAAAGTCCTTAAGAAGGTAAAGGTAGAACGCATGGATGTTAATGATGCTGATTTTATTGTACCTGATTCAAGAGAAGGTTGGGTTGAACTTATGAGACGTGTTCTTGAGGCATCATTTGTAACAGGACAAGGATTTACATATGCATGTCACCTTATTCGTTCAAAAGGTTCGCCAATCAAAGGATTTGGTGGTGTGGCATCTGGTCCACAAGACTTAGTATGGGGAATTGGAGAAATCAATAACATCTTGAATAGTAGAGCTGGTAAAAGACTGCGTTCTATTGACTGTCTTGACATTATGAATATCATTGGTCGCATTGTTGTTGCAGGTAACGTAAGACGTTCAGCACAAATTGCACTTGGTGATTATGATGACTTTGATTTTTTACGTGCAAAACGTTGGGATTTAGGTAACATTCCTAACTGGCGTGCAATGAGCAACAACTCAGTCATATGTGATGATACAACAAAATTACCAGAAGAGTTTTGGGAAGGTTATAAAGGTAATGGTGAACCGTATGGTTTAATAAACCTTGATGCTTCTCGCAGAATGGGTAGAGTTGATGAGATTCAGTATCCTGATCCAGAAGTTATGGGTTTCAATCCATGTGCAGAACAGTCTTTAGCTAACTTTGAGACATGTTGTTTGGCAGAAATCTATTTACCAAACATTGATTCTTATGATGAGTTAAAAGAAGTTGCTCGTACATTGTACAGAATCAATAAACATTCTTTGGCAATCAAGTGCGCTATTAAAGAAACTGAGGATATTGTACACAAGAACATGAGAATGGGTATTGGTGTTACAGGTTATCTTCAGGCTACTGATGAGCAACGTTCATGGTTGTCAGATTGCTATGTGTATTTGCGCGCATATGATGAAGAGTACAGTAAGCAAAAAGGATTTAATCCATCTATCAAACTTACAACAGTTAAACCTTCAGGTACATTGAGTCTACTTGCAGGTGTTACATCAGGCGCACATCCAGCTTATTCTCAATATTACATTCGTAGAATTAGAATGTCTTCTGACAGTCCTATTGTAAACGTGTGTAGAAAGAATGGATACCCAGTAGAGTTTCAGCGAAATTTTGATGGCACTGAGGATCATAGTACTGCAATAGTATCTTTTCCTTGTAAATTTCCAAAACATACAATTCTTGCTAATGACATGACAGCTGTAGACCAGTTAGAAGTAATCAAAAGATTGCAAACAGAATGGTCTGATAACGCAGTGTCTGTTACAATCTACTATCGCAAGCATGAGTTAGATGAAATTAAACAATGGCTTTCTGAGAACTATTTTAATGTGAAGTCTGTATCATTCTTGCTTCACAATGATCATGGTTTTGATCAAGCACCATTAGAAGAAATCACTGAAGACAGATACAATGAACTTTCAGCATCTGTAATTCCTATTTCATCTTTTGATGATACCATCAATTTAGATGATTTGGATATTGCAGACTGCGATGGAGGAGCCTGTCCTGTTAGATAATCACAAAAGGGCTGTGTAAAAGCAGCCCTATTTTTTTTTTACATTATGGAAGAACAACAAAAAATCAAAAGAAACATTTACAGATTTTTTCATCCTGAGTCAGGATCCAAATTGAACATTTGGGCAGCAACAGATGAAGAAGCTATGACAACATTTAGCACAATTGTTAAAAGTGTAATTCCTTGGAAATTAAGGAAACCTGCACCATCAAGCAAACGTTTTAAGCAACGTCCACATACAAACCCAAAGAAAAATGGAAGTCCTGTGCATTGATGCTGACAAATTACCTCCTGGCGCAGAAGTTGAGGAGGGCAAAACTTACTCAGTTGTATCTGAGTTTATAAACAACTTTGACCAAAAAGTCTACATCATTAAAGGTGTGACAAATGAAGGTAGAACAAAATATGGTCTACCATGGATTGGATACAGAGCAAGCAGATTTGTCTTGTTATCAGAGAAATCTATATCTGTAAAAGAGAAGAAATACGAACCAATACTAAATTGACATGAAAGAATTCTTTGACTATCTGGTTAAGCACAAGCTTAGCCCCAATGGCTTCTACGTGTTACATTCTACATTCAATGGGTACAGTCATTCTAATTTTATAAATGTTCGCAGTGAACAGTATAGATTAGCATTATGTGACTATATGAAAGAAGTAGAAGGCACGTATGTGTTGACGACATTAGGTAAAGGTGTACTAAGAAATGGCCAAAAGCTATTAGAAAAAGCACCTAAACCAAAAAAAGTACCATTTGAAGAATGGGAAGAACACATTACTAAGTATAATGAATGTTTTCCAAAAGGAAAGCGTCCTGATTCAACGCATGCTTATCGCACAAATCCTAAAGAACTTTATGAGAGATTCATTTGGTTCTTTAATGAGTATCCTGAGTATACCTGGGATCTTGTACATCAAGCAACAGAACAGTACACTGAAAGTTTTAAAGAGCAAAGTGACTACACTTACATCCAAAGCTCTAAATACTTTATTAAAAAAGATGACAAGAACAAGCAAACTGTTTCTGGTCTTGCTACAATGTGCTGGAATATTGTTGAAGGAAATGACACAGACATTATCAATGAGGGCTTTCATTACTTTGGACCATGAGTAAACCTAACGCTGATTATGAGCTGATTTTCAATTTGATAAAAGAAGGATTAACAATGAATCAGATACATGTAAGAACAGGTGTATCCATGTCATATCTTGATAAGAACTATTCTGCTTATTATAGAACTGAAAAGCTCAACAAACTTGGTCATAAAGATGAACCTTATTACAAAACAGAAAAGGAGATGCTTGAAGACAAAGTGTATACTTATGAAAGTCTTAGTCCTTCTGAGAAAGAGATTTATGACAACTTAAATAAAGGGGAGATTTGACACTCCCCTTTTTATTATTAACATGGATCATATGCCTCTAAACAATCTTGGCAATTGTTAAGTGTTTCATTTATAGTAAATTCATTTGTAAAGCCACTTGTGCTTAATCCTAATAATGTGTAACAACCAAACTCGCCATTTAAAACATCATACAAAGCATAAATTCCACCAACTCCATTGATAAATTGACCTGTAACATATCCTACTATAATACTGTTATCACAGCAATTTTGCAATTCAACAATTTTTGGAGCTTGTGTGTATATATTACAAAGTTCACATGATCCTGCGCTCCAGTTTAATCCTAAATCTAATTCAAATATAGGATCACCAAATGCAGGATAACCATATCCAATTATTTGATAACACTCTTCTGATTTTTTATCAAAGTAGTATTGTCCAAAATTTATAGGGTCAAATGGAAGTCTGCATATTGCAACAGATGTTATGTTTGTTACACAATTGATTACTTCAAATAGCATGTAACAAGTTTTTTGACCACCATAGATTTGTTTTACACAATCTTGGCAATCTTGATAAACTGGAACTGAAGGTTCATCAGGCCAATTCCAAATTGGATAAGTTTCAGTACCAACAGTAGAAACTGACATTACCTCCCAACATAATTTCCATATATCGCTAATAATAGCACCTTCACCAAAATTTATAAAATCTGCAGGAATTGAAGTAACCTCAACTCTATCTGGATCACAACATGCGCGTATTGTTAAAAAATACTCTGTTGGACAAGGATTATCATTTGTACATGGTGTACAAGCTTTTACTCCAATACCAGGAGGTGGATATACTGTAACAACATCAATACCATAATCTGTAGGTAATTCATTTACATTTGCATCGTTAACTGACCAACATCTTCCAAATTGATCTACAAATGAATCGTTAACATTCAAAATAGTTGTTGATGCTATTACTGCACCAATACCAAGACAGCAAGAACTGACTTTATAAAAAATAGGACAAGGGTGCAATGCTTGACAAGCTTCACAAGCTCCATTTATAATTGTATCAACTGTAATTGACTCTTCTGATATTGGTGCAGATGTGTCACCTACAACATTCCAACATAATCCATGATTGTCAACAAATGTATCACCTACTACTAATCCTGGAAGTGATCCAGTTACAAATTCAGCTCCAGGTGCACAACATGATTCAATAACAAGGTTAGCTGGACAACCATTATCATTTTGACATTCAGCACACGAAACGTAAGCATTTACAAAGTTTCTGCTAAAGTTGGTTACATCTGTGGATTCAGATAAAACCTCCCAACAGTTACCTTCATCATCGCTAAGAAAATCACCAACTGTTAAACCATCAGGTGCATAAACTAATTCAGTAATGATTGGTTCACAACAGTTTTTAATAATGTAATTATCAACATTTGCTGCACAAGGTCTTTCAACATCAAGTGTATAAGATAAACTAATAAGATTTTCAGCAATAGGTTCAACAAGTTCACAAGTATTACCTTCTGGACAAATAGCTGTTGCTCCAGCACCTACAAGAAACCTAGTAGTGTGTAAATCATAATTTTTAGGTAATGTTACTTCTGCTGAAAAACAAAGTGAGCTGTCTTTACCAAAAAAGTATGTTTGCAAAGGAATTAATGTAAATGAAGGATATTTATCATCTATGATTTCTGAACAATCAAATACTGAAACAGCAATAAAAAAGTTTACATTAAATCCTCCATCATTATATTTCTCAAAATTATTATAGTAAGCTGATCCTGATATTCTTAAAACATCATTTTTAACCAAATTTGCTGGACATGCAATACCTAATGCTTTTTGATTAGGATTTATACCAGGTGTGGCAAAACCAAATTTGTAATTATGCAATTCAGTTGACCATATTGGCAAAAATGAATCATCATAATTATAAGGAAATCCACCAAATAAAACTGAAAGTTCTGGATTTTGTATTGTTCCTACAATTACATTGCAGGAATGAGATGCAATTTTTATAAACTCTGGTTTACAAGAAGTAGATGTAGCTACTAAAGGACTACTTGGAGTTCCATCTCCAGTAATTGTTGTACCATCAACAGATATTCTTTTTGGTATGGTAATAAATGTACTCATAAATACTTTTTTAGTTATTATCTACTTATTTCTTCCCAGTCTACTGAAGCATAAGCTCCTAATGTGCCTCCTATAACATCAATAGCCATTTCAATAACTATTTCAAATGCTACTCCTGTAAAAGTATTTCTTTCTAGTTGAGCTGCAAATAAAGCTTCTTTTAGTATATCCATACTTGGAGAACCTTGATTAGATGAATTTATATATCCTTGTGCTAATACTCTACCTCCTGTAGCAGATGCTCCTGTAAGGTTATATTCTACAGATGAATCTGCACTTGCTGGATTCCAAGCTCCACCTGTTATTGTGGCTCCATTCACAACTCTCCATGCATAGTTTTTACCATTACCTAAACCTAATAAAGATACAGCAGTAAGAATAGCAATAGCATCCAATCTAGTAAATCTTAATCTAATACCTACAATAGGATAAAATGTCCCTGCTACTGCAAAAGTTCTTGGAGTAGTAATAGGAGTACCAACAGCTTGTTGTGCACCTCTTAATTCATAACCTCCTTCTGATATAACAGTAGAACATACTTGTTTCAATGTAGCAGGAATACCTGTTGCTCCTCCAGATATCTCATATCGTAATGGTAATGAAGCTGTTGTAATATATGTAGAGGTAATTAAGTTAGCGTGGTTAAATCTATGACAAAGTATAAAGTTGCCATCAATAACAAATCCTAATCTTACTGTTCCTTCACCCAACCACTCAATATCCATGAAAAGAATTTGAGCTTTAGTTATATCAAGAGTTACTCCTGAAGGGCCTGTGCCATCTAATGTGTCTACATTCCAAGCAGTTTGAGGTACACTATTTTCAGTTAAGCTACCTGTTACTATACTTCTTTCTACAAAACTTAAAACATCATCTCTAAGTTCTATATAAATGCCATTATCTATTCCAAAATATCCTACTCTTTGTCTAAGATCTATTTGTGCAGGAGCCATTACAAATGTATTAAATACAAGTAGTGACTTACCTGGTTGATAAGAGAATACTTTTGAAGTTTCTCTTATTACTTGAGATCCAGCTGCACCAGTTACATTTAAATTTACTAGTCCTTCATTTGGACTAAATACAGCAGTACCACCTATTGTAGCAAGTGTATTCCATAAACCATTGTCCCTATATCTATGAGATGAATCAAATAAAGTTAAAGGTTCTGATACTCTCAATCTTCCAAATGCATCAGTCAGCATAGGTTGGTTACTAAGAAGCGAAAAGTTTTTTGGTATCGCTGATGTTATAGATGTTCCCATAACTATTATACTCGATTATATGTGATCAATAATTGCGCACCTAAATTTGTTGTATCCCAATAAAATCTATTGTCCTCATAATACCAAGCATTTATTCCTGCATCCATATTAACAGTTGTACCAGGAGATAGTGTTGTATATGTAACACCTTGATCAAATGATACAGATGCATCTGCAGTACCAATAGACGCAAATGATATAGAATAAATAGGAAAATCAAAGACACCAGAATCACCACTTTTTGTAGTAATAACTGGTTGAACTTTACTTTGAAATTGCTCTTTACATATTACTGTGGTAGCAGCTGAAGAACAATCAGTAGAAATTGATGGTGCTAAAACAGTTGTTGTATGCAAATCACCAGTGTTTAACTGATACCATGTTTCCCAATCTGCTTGACTAAAAGGATCACCATCTTCATTATAAATTTGAGTATAGCTGACACTATAAAAAGCACCAGGAGTAACTTCTGGTCTTAAAAATACAATATCATAAATGCCACTTTCTGGTCCAGTTTCTTTAACAAAAACCCTAAAACTGTGTTCTTGATATAAAACGTTTTTGTCCATATCATATATGTACACATAGTTTTCTTTTCTATAAATTTTTATGTCTGAAATCATCTTGTTTTTGTTTTATAATTTAAGTAACAAATACACCTCAATTTAATATACCAAATAATATTGAAATTAACTAGAACATTTAATTACTGATTACGTTTTAACACATCAATTCTGTAATTAGGATCAAGTATATCTCTAAAGTTTTTAATACCTGTAAGGTCAACAATGTCTTTTACAATTTTTGCATCACCCTTTTCATATGCTCCTGATTTTCTAGAATAGAATGCATCTTTCCAAATAGATTGATACAATTCACTATCATAATCTGGATCTGCTTCTTCACCACCATTCATTGTCATGGCCATTCCATATTTGATACCATGATTTAGCATTCTAATGGTTGCAGAAAATTCACGCACAAATGGTATTGCTGTTGTAAAGTTCTTAACGTATTCCTGAGAACCTTGTCCAACAGGGAACATGGATACAGTTTCACCTTTTGTACCCCAGATCACTCTAATTGCATTACCTTCAAGCATGCTTAGTTCCTCATCATCGTCATCTCTACGTTTAACAAATGATAATAACATCATACTGATGACAGTTAATAGTGCCATTGCAATTGCGTCACGCCTTGCATGATGTACACGTTTTGCATAGAAATCACCAACATCTTCTGTTCTTACAACCTTACCTGTTTTAGGATCCTTGATTACATAAGTTTTTAAACCACCAGACATTCCCATTTTGGAAAGAGTATTTGAACCTACCAAAAATTCTTTCATTGTATTTCCTACGCCAAACAACTTCATTGATCTTGCAAATGCTCTCCAGTAACCTAATGCCATTTCTGAACCTTCCCAGTTAGGACGCAAATATCCAAATCTGTTTAGAAATTGTGGAACCAAGAATTTTCTAAAGAAGAACACCATCTTACCAAGTATTCTACTTTCAAATTCTGTTTGGTCATTCCCTGCATAGTTACCTTGTGCTCTACGCATTTCTGAATAAACAATATTCCTTATACGTTTTTCATCTTCTTTTGTATAGTTTACATCTTTTCTAATTACAAGATTACCATTGGCATCTTTGTAATATGCTTGATGAGAGGGTATCATAATAATATTCCCACTAGCATCTCGCTTAAAAGTTTTTTCACCAGTAACAGGATCAATAGATTCTATTTCTTCAAATCTGTAGTTATCCATAATTGCATACATTACTGTAACTGCAATTTCTGTATCACCTTTATCTTGAAGCATGTATCCTAACTCACCAACAGACGATAACTTTTCAGCCATTCTTCTTTTTCTTGATCCAGATGAGTTTTGAAAATACTTAATGATATCTTTTTGTGCAGGATTCATCATCCTGTAAAGCATTGTGCTTTCACTCAAGTCAGAAAGTCTACCCCAGTCTTTTAAATAATTTGCTAGAAAACCATTATACCCATACACTTTACCTTTTGCATAAAGCCAATTCTTTTTGCTATAATGATCACTGTCATTACCACCAGCTGCAAGAAATGCTTGAACATTACCTGAAGTATAGTTTTTTGTTTGATTGACAATATCAAATCCAATTCTGATAAAACTTGTATACTTGAAGAAAGAATCTACCATCTTCTTCATCTTTCTACTTGCCTCTTGAGTACTTTCAGTAATACCATATAGATATTTACCATTCTCAAACTCAATGATCTTTAAGAGGTTATCTATCTCACCAAGTTTTGTCTCAATATCAATTTTAGTTTTTTCTCCAGTCTGTGGATCTGTCACATAGATTTCACCTTTCAAACGATCTTTTGCTAACTCATTACGTTGAAGTCTGAGAAATTCAATAAAACCTTTTGATACAGGGGCTACTTCTTGCATTGCAATATTCATGTGTGCTTCAGTAGTCCACTTCATAAATGAACCAACAGCGTCAGTAGATTGTATTTCCTCATCAAGTTGATTAGAAAAACGCATGCGTATACGTGCACCAATATCACCATAGATATTTTCTGACATATCTTGTTGACCTTCAGCTTTCAAGTGTTTATCTACAAATGCATTATACTGCTTTGCAAAACCTCTACCAAATCCTTCATTTGCTATACTTTCAACAAGACTAGCAGCAAAACCAGGAACAGTGTAACCAATTGTTCTACCTTCAATACGCTTTTGCATACCAAAGAAAATATCCATCATTGTATTGTAAAACTCAAACATCTGAGGATTTTTTAACAAGTCAAGATACTTAGCATTTATGTTGTTTGTTGGAGCCTTGGTAGGATCAATAACAAAATGACCTTCGTCTGATACAATAATTTCCTTTGGAAGAGGAATGCCATCATTACCCTTGATAAATCCAGGATTATATGCGCCTCTTTCAATTGTAAGTCTACCTGAGATATTTAATTCTGTAACTTCTTCAGGTGTTTCTTGTAGTGCTTCAATTTCTGAATTGCTAAGTTTTCTACCATCCAACGTCCAATTACCAATACGTAAGCGTTTAAGTTTGTAGTATTTAGGATTAGGAACAGTCTCCATGTATTTATCAGCAACAGTAGAAGATGGAAGTCTTTCAAAGTTAAATGACTTAGGAACCTTGTTTGCTTTTGTGTCGTATCCAGTTGCAATACTTTGATATTTGTTGTAATGCGTTTTCTCATACCAGTTTCTGAAAGAATTTTCAACTTCACCAAATCTGCGTACAGAAAATATTACATTATTCTCAGCCTCTTCTATTTCATCTGCAATACCTTTTGTTCTTGCAACAGCCAAATTAGATTGAGCATTATTCATCTCATTGAATGCAGTTTGTAATAATCTATACTGTGTATCAAACTCTTCAATGTAATTAGGGTTCAACTGAAATGAAACAAGCTTTCTGATCTCTGCAGATATTTCTGCTACTTTTTTACGATCCTCTTTATCAAGTGTGCTCTTTTCTGTTTTCTTACCTTCAATAATGTCTTCAATCTCAGCCTCAATTCCATCTAATTCTGAAATCTCTTCATCAGTAAGATACTTTGGATTAAAACGTCCTGCATTTTTATAAGGACCCATAATCTTTTTCTTCCTGTCAATAAGTTCTTTTATTGTTGGATCGCTTTGTACAATTTCTGATCGCTGCTCATAAAGCTCATTCAGCTGATCATACCACTCAGCAGTTGGTCTAGTTACTGTATTGTCCTTATACCACTTGTCTAATTTCTCTGGACTATCTGAAAAACGCACGCGTGCATTCTTTTCCATTACCCTAAAGTAATTGTCATTAGTATCAAACTCATACAAACTATCTAACTCATCAAGATACGCAGCATACTCAGGACTTCTTTCTGCAGCCTCCATTCTTAACTTTTTGGCTTCTGCATCAAGTTCTTTTAACCTGTCAAAGTCAGACTCTTCAAGTAATACTTCATTGCCTCTTCCTACACTGTATAGAATAACCTCTTGCTCAAGATATATTTCTTGCAACTTATCGCGAATGTCTTCTGGTAATTTTAACTGAAGATTATAAAATGAATCAACGTATGGTAGATTAGAATTTTCTAACATCCACGCAATCATTGAACGTTTATGTTCATCTCTTTCTGATTGTTTTGCTAATAGCGCATCTTTTGCTTCTTGTTCAGCTTGTGCATCAATGCCAAATTTTTCTTGGTAAAGCGCATACGCCTCATAGTATTCTCTGTTGAGTATTCTAAGATTTTGCTGAAACCCTCTATATGCATTTTCATATTCTTCGCTGTAAGGTTTTACATACACAAGTCTACGTTGCTGCTTTACTTCTTTTGTTTTAGGGTCTTCATAAGATACAGTAATCCACTCAGACGTAAGTTTGTTTATATCCTCTAATGAAAATCCTTGATCTTGAAGTGCACGAAGCATTCTGTCAAACTTTTGCAATTGTGGATCTGATAAGGTATTATACTCAGCTTGAGCTTTATGTTCCTTAAGCAATGTAGTAAAAGCAGAGACTGCTAAATCAGAGTTAGACGCTGAAGCAATTGCAGAATCCATCATCCATCCTCCAAGTATTGTGTCAGAACCTTCATAAGGGTTTTGCATTCCAGGATAGAATGGTGATGTGTGGTCAGTAATACCATTGATATACTTTTCCATTGCCTCCTCACTATATTCAAATCCATTAAGCAACATTTCAATTTGCATAATGCGTTTTTCAACTCTTTGAATTTCAGCAAGAACTATATCCCCATTAGGACCCATCGCTTCTTTTACCTTTTCCTTGAAGTTCTTATTCATCAAAGAAAAGATAGAATACTTCATTTTTTTATAGATACCTAACTTTGGATTATTTTTAAGCATCTCAAGTTTATTCTTAAGATTTTCTAACTCAGGTATAAGAGCTTGGCGTTTTTGTTCATTTACACCAGAGAATACTTTTTCTCCAGGTGACATAAGAACTTTAACAGCATTCATCGTACCTATACGCTTAAAGTCTGACTGTATAGATTCTACAAATATAGATAGTTGTGTTAACCTTTGTCTCACAGGACTTGTTACTGATAACTCACTACCTTCAATAGATGCTGCCTCGTTTACAACCTCATTCATAAAGTCAATGATTGTTGCTAAACTTGCACTTTTATTAAATGCAATACGCACTGATTCAAAGTTTTTACTTTGCTCTTTAGCATCAGTTGTGCCAAGATATAGTTGAGTAGCTATTTTTGAAATTTGACTTAATGTATCTAAATCATTTTCCATCACATTCAACGCATTAAAGAAATTTGTTGAGTTTAATAGTACTGATGGAGATGTTGTTTTTAACTTTTCAGCAATCTGCTTTAAGTTATTCAATGTATCTCTACGTGTTTTTAATAGCTTTTCTAATTCTTTATCACGTAATGGTTTGTTCTGAGCATCTTGGATTTCTTGATATGCTTTATCAATCTGACCATTAATAACACTTTCAAGTATAGTTACAAAATCCTGCATGTTCTTATCAGTAGGATTTATGTCAAATAATTCTTCAGGTCTTTTGTTTCTGATTTCCTCTTCAGTGTATTCACCTGTTGGAACCTCAATTGCTACAGCTTTTTTAAAGTCTAAGACAACTTTGTTTACTGTATCAAGATCATTAAACCATACACCATCAGTAGTTAAATTAACACTACGTGCTTGATCGTAATAATCTTGCTCTTCAAATACATGAAGAACACTTCCTTTATAAGATTTATTGTCATCATCAATCTGATACATCAATGCTGATATGATTTTATTAGCAACAGGTATATCACTTTGTAATAGAATATTTTCATATACATCCAGTTGGAGCATCCAGGTATCATACGTTGTACGTACAGGAAGTTCTCTGAACTTTTCTGCTGTACCTGGTTTGTTTCCAATTGGAAATTCTTTCAGTGCCAATCCATACAAAGCTCTGTCAACATTTACTTCTTGAGCACCTGTTATTGCATTTCTTTCAACAAGGTATTTTACCTTCTTTGTTTTAAAGTCATAGATGTGTACTTTACCAACAGCATCAATCATTAAAATATCTAAACGCCCAATAACCTTGCTACCTGTTCTAGATGTACCAACAATAGTTACCTCTGGAAGAATGATATATCCACTTGCATTTTTAGAATTGACATGTGACACCAAGCCCATTGCCATTTCATACATTTCTTCTTTAGAAAGTTTGTCAATGTCAAATGGATTTTTCTTTGTGTAATTCTCATACACTTTGTCAAAAAACTCTTGACTATAAACCTGAGCTATGGTTTTGTTTTTAGCAATCGCCTCTTCTTGTGCAAGTTCTAAAAGCTCATGCATGAATGTACCAAACAATTTAAAAGCTTCATATTCTTTTGGATCACCTTTGAACTCTGAAGAACCAATAAACTTAGATACACTTAATGTTTGCTCTACAGCAGTACCATTTTTAGCTGCCTCTATATTGCTTTTTAGAAACTCTTGATATGCATCGTTCATGTCAATAAGCTTTTGCATTGTAGCTTTTTGATTTTTGTTTGCACGAAACTTCATTGTCTCTAGAACCTGGCGTTGTTGTACAGCCCTTGACAATTTAAACTGATCAGATGCAAGAGAAAGTTGTTCATCCTTATCCTGAATTCTTAAATCTTTTAATATTTGTTTTGCCTTTTCAATTGATGGCACTTCATTACCATTACGCACAAATGCAGTCATTGCATCTGCTTCACTACTTAAGGCTATTACCAAGTCTTTCCAGGCTTGGTCATTTGGATTTGGACATGCACTCATTTTATAAACACTTTATTTTATCAAGTATATCGTCATTATTGTAGTTAAGACCTCGCATATTTGCGACAAGATCTCTAGCAGCTTTTACAAATTGATCTAGTCTCATTCTCTGACTGCTCTCACTATAAAGATACTCAATTACTGCAGGAGAAAGATCAAGATTGGCCATTTCTTCATACATATTATAAAGAGGATTGTCAGACTCTGGATTATCAAACAAGTACTCATCAGAGTATTCTATCCCAGCTCTTTTTGCATCTTCTTCTTGAATTGCTCTTGCTTCTATTTCATTAAATGCTTTCAAATACTCGTTATAGTATATGGTAACTAAATCCTGACTTGGATTAAATACAACCTCTTGACCATTAGACATCTCTCTACGATACGCGACATTGCCTTCAAAAAGTTTATTGTTCTTATTTACAATGCTTTCAGCAACTCTATACGCTTGAGCTTTGCCACTTGGAAAAGCAGCGTTACTAATAAATAATGTATCAAAAGAGGTTTGCTGAATGTTCTTTGTTACATTAGGAGCAATTGCTTTTTTGATAATTGATTTTTTTATATCAGTTCTACATTTCATAGTTAACAGTTATTTTCATCTGTTGGGTCAATACTTGGTCTATTATTAGGCTTAATGATAGTCCTGTTCTGAGCAGCAAGAGCAAGTATGGCTTTTCTATTACCATCTTCTTCACCCCACATCATCCTCTTATTTGTTGTCAAAGATATGATAGTATTTTTAGATGTCACTATGTATTCTGTATCTTTATACTCTATGATTTTTGCAGCTATATCAAGTGCTTTCATATTTGCTTCAGCTACTGATATTTTAGATTTAGCACCTTCTAATAGTGGATTATAAAGTTGCCATGTACCATTTGCATTTTGTTGAGTAACAATATAAGTTGTGCCATTATAATTAACATATCTTCCTCTTTGTATTTCAGGAACCTTTGCTTCATTTTCAGGTTGAGGTTTCATGCCCAATACATTCATAAGAGCTGCAAGAGAATTTTCACCAGCATCTATTTGATTCTGAGTCACATCAGTTTCTTTATCTATGCCTTCTTGCAAAATACCTGGATCATTCTTTTTCAATTGTGATTCAGAAATATCATCTGTGATAACAACGTTCTCAGTAGGTTTTTTACTTGTGTCTGGTTTTTTGTTTTCTTCACTCACATCAGTTCCAACTTTTTCACCAGCAGTGGTGTCAACAATATTTGTGTTGAATACAATTGATTCTTTTTTATCTATGTATCGCTTATATGTTTCAGCATTTTCTGTACTGAAAGCAATTGGACTAAGTGCTTCTGAAGCATACTGTGATGGTATTATCTTATACTTTGCAAAGGTTCCAATATTTGAAAATGTTGTTGTACCCATGATTGAATCAAACAAGTTAGATCCAATTGATTTTCCTTTAGAAGCATTGTTGTCAATACCCTGTAACACATATGTATTTAAACCAATACGCAAGATACTTGGGAATACAAACTCAACAGAGTCTTGTTCTGTCATGTCTTTTTGAATACCAAACATTCTACCAAGTGTTACATTTGCTTTTTGATTTTTACCAGAAAGGTTTACAGTAAACTCTGAACCTAATGCGTCTGCTATATTTATACGATCTACTTTTGCAAGATCTGTACCTTCAGGAAACTGTAAATCTAATGCATCAAGTACATAGTTCATTGCTTTAATCTTAGCTTCAGGTAAAGACTCTTTTGTCATATCCTGTTTTTCATCCAAGAATGCTTTTACAATAGGTTTTGAGAAATTTGGTTTCTTAGAGTTTATTGTAAACAATACTCCTCTTGTGTTGTTCTTATCTCTAAACTTAGGTATCTTTCTGTTATTATTTTCTGATGCTGCAGCATATGCAATTTGATCAAACATCTCATCAAAAAACTTAATAACACCATCTTGTGATTTTTCTCCAGTATAGTTTAGCATAAAAGATTTGAAATCTTCTTCAAAGTTTTTACTCTGAACAACTGACTCAATACCTTGTATAAACTCATCAATATAATTTGACAATGGAACTTTTAATTCTGCTGGCATATATGATAAGAATGAACCCTCTTTGTATTGTAATCCTGTACGTACAAGGTCATGATAGAATAGACTTTTGACAAACTGTCTTTCATCTGTACCTCCTTGATTGTATAAGAATGCAATATCATCAGCTATCTTACTTGCATATTCACCTTTGACTTTAGCTTTGCTTATCATTGATATAAATCTTTCACTTATACCCTGATAGCTTTTACCATTAAACAATACTGTTGCTGTGTTCTTAGATTCAGACTGACGCAACAATTTTAAGAATTCATTGTCAGGATATTTTTCTCTAAATCTTTCTACCTGTGTAAATAAATCATTTGTAAACCAGTACTCAGGAGTAAACGTTCTAAGTATCATCTCATCATCATTATCTAACAATGCTTGAATTGTTGGATTATTTACTTTTCTAGAACCAGGATAAGTCATTTTAAACTTATTCAATGCTAAGAAACTTGTAAGTGTATTTGAAATTGTCTTTGGATCTTCAAAGTATCCTTTAAACGCTGCTGTTATAGGGAAAAAGAATGGTGTTCTTTCTAAGAATATTTTAGAAAATTGTTCATTAGCATCATCTAATGCATCTTTTAAAATTGACCATACTTGATTATCTCCAAACAACTCAGATGCAGATTCCTTATCAAAAAGCTTTTCATCATCTTTTAACTCATTGATGTTATCTCTCATCTTGTCAAAAGCTACAAGACTTGGATTAAGTCTTTTAAACAAATTGGTAATACTAGCAGCTCTATTGATTGTCCATGTTTGCTGAGCTTGTTTTCCATAGTACATCAGCAAAATAATCTTCATTTCATTTTCAGTCAATGGTTGATCATTATCTGCATATACCATTTCAAAACCTATTGCAGATGGCGTAAGTTGATTATTTTTTAACGCATAAAGACTAAGTTTCTTTGGTGCAAATCCAATCTTAACTTTAAGTGGATTTTCAAATAACACCATGTCTTTAAATGATTTTGATGTAACAACCCCTGCAGCTTTTAATCTATTAAGTGCAGACTCATCCTCTTCAATAAGTGCAGCTAGTTCTTCTTTTACTGCTTGATTGTAGAATTTGTAATCTTGTTCTAGATCTTCTGACAATGCAAACTGTGATTGTTGTACTGCTAACGCAGCTTTGCGCACCTCTGGTAAAAAGTTAAAGGCCAACGCAAACTCTGGATCCAATCCAATACCAATCATTGCAAGTGTGGTACTTGCGTTTACTTCATTCATTTGAAGAGCTGCAGGAATAGGATCTTTAGCACCATCAGCAAACATACCAAGTATGTTACCAATTATTGCAATAACTCTTTGATCCTTTTCATTCATTTGTCCAAATGTATCTTTCAATACTATTCTTCCTTCAAGTGTTTGATATGCCCACACTATTGCTTTATCAGATAGCTTTAAGTTATATTGACTAGCTAATGACAAGAACTTGTTCATGACAGCTGTACGTCCAATACCATCCTTGTTCATGTTGTTTTCTACCTTAGACTCAATCATGTTAGTAGGAGTAAACAAGTTGGATTTCTTTGTAATTGCTTTAAGATCAATTCCAAATGCAGATAAGATATCTTTAAATTCTTGTGTTGATGATCTTTGGTTTATGTATAAAAAGTTAAACACAGCTTCATTTGCAAGTATTTGCAAGCTTGCAGCAAGGTTTTTATTCTGATACTTTGGTGAAACCATTTCTGAGAAACCTGGTCTAGAAAGATATTGCGACACATTGCTTGGTATACCATACTTGGCAAGTGTATCCATTATTGCTTGATACTCAAATACAGAATCCAAATAGTTTAGTAACTCTTTTGTTTCACGTTGTTTTCTTACAGACTCTTTTCTTATTGCTTTAAGATCAGCCAGTTCTTTACCATAAATATTACGTGTCTTTGCAAGCTCTCTATTTTCTGGATTTTGTTCAGCTATCTCTTTTGCTTTTACATATAGTTCCTTAGATTCTTTTGTAAGTTCAAACATGTAATTTGTAAAATCTAATTGTTCTGTGTATTTAGATTTTAAAGCTACCTGTCTGAATGCACCCATAAACTTTTCATCACCAAAACCTAACGCTTCCATTACTTCAAACAATGGACCTTCACCTGGCATTTCTATTGTGCCTTCATTTAAAAGTTCTTGTTTACGTTGTTTTATTGCTGGTGCAATATCTTCATGCTTAGACATGTAATGCATAAACTCAATAAACTCACCAACTTCAGGATTGTCGTATATACTATAGTCACCATACAAAGAGTAATTTCCTTTGCCATTCTTATAGTATGACATCATTCTTCCAAACAATGAGTCAATATCAAAGTCAGATCCTGCCAACAAGTGTACAAAATGTGGTACAATAATGTTGTTCATTTTAGAAGAATCAGTGAAGTCAACAACTTTCAAAGCAATCATTGAACGTTTATCTTCTGTAGGAATACGTACACCAAACATTCTGGTCAAGTTATCCATGTAGAACTGTTCTTGTTGTGCGTTCTCAAAAAATGGTTTAGGAATAATTGCTTCTACATAATATAGCTTTGTTCCATCTGCTTGCTCTTCGACACTAATACCAAGTGGTCTAGATTTAAATCTTCTTGTGTCTTCAAATGCTTGTGGATTCTCACCAATCTCTTGTGTTGTTACTACTCTATTTTCTTGAGTATCAAACAATACATTATAACCAAATGAACTTTCATGGAAGTTTTTAAATCCTGAAACTTTTTCATCTGTTACGTTTTTGCTATACTGAGCCAATAAATAATACTCAAGAGTAGAACGTATTAGACTAAGGTTTGGATTAAACACTGGCGTGCCATCTGGTTTAACAGCAAACATATCAAGAATATTCTTTGGTGCATTTTGTTGTTGTAAACTATCACGTATCATTGTGAATAATTTACCCATATCAAAGTCATCACCTTTTCTAAGAACTTCAGTAAAGTATAACAATCTTGCTTTTGTTGCCTGACGTAATGATAATTGATAATCATTAAGTGCAGTTTTTATATTTTGCATCGCAATGATGTCACCTTCAGAAACTGTTCTTCCTGTATTGCGTACTTCTGTTTCAATTATTTTTCTAAACTCTTCTTCATTGATATTAGCTGGAAGTAAAAGTTTTGACTGAACAGAATGTTTCGCTTTGTCTTTAACACCACTTGTTTCAACCTGCAAATACTTTGCACTGTTTGGAACATTAAGCGCTGCCATTTTAAAGTTAATGTATCCATCTTCTGTTTTTTCTGAGAAGAATACATCTACTGGTAGAAGTGTAGCGTTTTTAGATGCTGTAGTATCCATCAACTGATCAATTTGGAAAAGTTCCATTGAGTTGAGAATGTTGTGCATCATTTGGCGATGTGGCATTGGCCTATAATAGGAGTGTATATCTCTATACAAATTCTGGATGTCAATATCTATTTTGGTTATTTGATTTTTGGCATCAGGCATTTCTGCTGCTAATTCACGATCCTTACGTAAATCATAAACAGACATGTATAATCCATGCAGCTCATCATATGTACGAGCAGTTGCTTCATCAATTGATTCTTCTCCTTGTGGTATGATATCAAGAATACTTACATCTGTTCTGTCAATATAACTTTCAGATTGTTTATGGTAAACATTGCGATCTGCTGTAATTGTTTTCTTAGCATTGTTGACTACCTTCATTGACTCAAGATATCGTGTTTCATCTTGAGTAAGTGCTCTGTAATGTTTAGCAACTAAGATGTACAAACCACGATCATCTAGCCTACCTAGTGTATCATGCATATCAATCTGGTGCATTAATGATGAAATACTTTGACCATCAAAGATTTCACGCATCATGTCTGCCCATTTTACAACACGCCCATTAATATTTTCAACAGTATTACCTTTTGCTTTTTCAAAACCCTCCAGTAATTCCTCACGAATATTTTGATTAGGAATTGTAAAGTCACTTTCAATTTGTTCTGCATCAAAGTATGGTCCAAATTGAGGAAACTCTTCATGGATAAAAGCTGTAATAGTATTCATGTATGCAACTTTGTGACTTCCATTTTTCATATTGGATCCACTTGCCACAATTTTCTTTAGACGTTTTACATAATCTTGAGCGTTCTTTACGTTCAATGCCATGTCACCATCCATTAACTGATTTAAATAAAGTCCATTTCTCCAGTTATTCATGAACATATCAAACAACAATTTCTCAATTGGTTCAATTGCTGATGCTTCATTAGTACCATATGGTGTTCCATATGCATCTATAAGAGATTGTTTAGCAAAACCTTCTTTAAGAGATGTTGGTAACATACTTGAAGAATAATACTGAGATGGCAACAATGCTGCAACAGCTGGTCTTATTTCAGCCTTCTTATCTTTCTCATTAATAGGAAGTGTCTCTATTAAACCAAGTGTTTCAAGTTTTTCCAAATATGTTTGAAACTCTTTCTGTGCATAATCATTTAATGCTGATAACAAATCAGACATGTCTATCTCTTCAAATGCAACTTGTTTTTTGGCCAAGTCAATTAAATCATCTCTCAGAGATTGGTTATTTGGATCATCAAAGAAATCTTCTAACATGTTGAACCTGTAAGCTCTCAAACTTGAGTCATCAACATTTGCTGTTACATTATCATCTTCTAATACAGCATTATATTTGTTTATTAACTCATTGCTTTTGCCATTTTCAAAATTAGCTTTCAAGTCAAGTCTACGATTCCACTCGCGAGATGCTCTATTGTATTCTTGATTTACAATAGAAACAAGATCCTCAACTATCTTAAGATACTTTCCTTGATAAAGCAATTGACCTTTGTCATTAGTTTGTTTTGCTTCTTTTGAAGTAAATGGCTGGTATATAGCAGATATTAAAAAGTTTGTAGATGTAGCCTCTAACTGATGGAATGATCTTAAGTATGTAGATATTTCATTACCTCCTTTGTCACGCAATACTTTTTTATCCATAAACGCTAATACCTGCAGCATGTGCAAAGATCTTTCGTCAACAGATTTAAAGGTTTGTCCTTTTTTAGTGACATCCCCAATACGTTGTTGTACGCCACCAAACATTGCTACAGTAAAGTTGTCTAAGAACAACTGCATTTTTACGCTGTCTGCATTAACTTCTCCTTTTAAAATTGGACCAAGTAATGCATTGTCTTCCATGAATGATCTTAATGTAGTTTCAAAATATGGATCATCAGCCAATGCTTCTTCTAATGTCATTGTGTTCAAACGCTGACCAAGTAGTAATAATGGATTGTATTTTGTAAAACGATAGATTGGTTTACCCTCAGCATTTTTTACAACACTTGGTATTTCTGTTGGATCATACTTCACAACATATGCAGATGCCTTTTTAAGAATAGTAAGCAATCGTTTTGCATCTTTATTTTTAGATTTCTCATCATCTAGTATATTTCTAATACCACTATTTGGTTTACCACTTTCAAGATAAGATGCGTCTAAAACAATCTTCAAACTTCTGAAAAAGTCTTTTTCTAAATACTGCTCTTGTCGTACAAAGTCTTCATTGACATCATAAAACTTTTGCAGTCTTATATCAACATCAAGATTGATATTATTTTCAACCTTGTTAATTCCCATCAATGATAATCGCACTAATGATTTTGGAACTCTCATTCCAATTGTAATCATAGCATTGTGGATTTCATCAGTAAGCTTTTGTAAACGCATTGTTTGACCAACCATTCCATCAAGAATATCTGGTGCGTTCATAAAGTTTGTGGCAAAGTTTTTAAGATATTGAACTGCCTCTTTAAACTCATCAGTGTTTGCATCTGTTGAATGCTTCTTAATGAATCCTGAAATAATATCATTACGTTTTTTAGTAACGTCTGCATCAACAACCTTGTCAAATACTCTAAAGTTTACAGACTCAGAACGTAATAATTCTTCGCCAGAAGTGATGTCTTCCATGTTAACCTTACGTGGAGTAGATACATTGAACATCACATTATTCAACTCAACACCATGTAATACTTCTACAATAAGATTTAGTAATTGCTTATTGGTTTGTGCAACACCATTTGAGTCTGCTTTTGTACGTGTTTGTATTTCATTGAATATTGTCTGAAGATCTTTACCCACTTGATCGTATCCATCTTCAATCATTTGTTCTGACATTACACCAATGCTATCAATGATGTTTTTTGGATTAATGCCAGCTGTTATTTTCAAAAGTGTAGGGAATAACACTTGTCCATCAATCATACGTGGAAAGTATATTCCATTCTTTTTATCAAACTGATCACTTCTAAGAGTAGAAAAGAATCTTCTTATTTGAGCTACATAAGAATCCATGCGATTATATTCTGCCATTCCAGAATCAAAGTCATTGCTTTCTAATTCTTCTTGTGCTGATACGCGTTCATCATCTTGTACCTCAGTTGCAGTTTCACCATTAAATGTGTTTTCTACTTCCTCTGAATCTAACGTAAACTCATCATTTTCTCTTAGTATCTGTACACTGTTAGCTTTGGTATACTTGTCTTTTACCAATCGTTTCAATGTTTCAAAAGAGTACTGACCCATAGTGTTGTCTATAACTTCACCATTAATTAGTCTTATCTTATTTACGTTAGCCTTACTGTCATACTTTGAATCACCAGTAAGGTTAATATCATTTACATTTAAACCCTTCATTCTTGCACCAAGAATAAATCTGTAAGATGATATCAATGGTCCATAATCTTTTTCAATCTGCTCTCTTGCTGCAGGATTTTGCGCAACAAGTTTTTCCATACTATAAACCTCACTTAGAATTTTATCTGCAGCACGTTGGAATTTAGTTTCAAAAGTATCTGACTGAACTGCATCTTGAAATATAACACCAACCATCATGTCAATCAATTGGTTTTGTTCAGAAACACTAAGTGTAGAATTTTTCTTTTCTACGTTACCTTGTTCATTTGTATTATACTTTACAAGTCCATCAATTAATTCATATGCAACTTGACCATTGTACATGTCAGATTTAATAGTTGCTGTTTTGTAGTATCCAGTTTTCACACGGTCATACACAGCTTCTATCTGAGTTCTATTTTTGACAAAGAAGTTAAGTAACTTTTTAAGCATGTCAAAGAATATTTGCAATGCTGTTTTAGGTTTTCCTTTTCTTTCTTTGCTCATGTATTTTTGAAAGCCATCAGCAAGTATTTCTTCTGCTACTAACTCAGCAAGCACATCATAGTTTGTAATAGATAAATTTCTTACTCTTGCAAACTCTTTCAATGATAGTGATGTAAAGTTGTCAGAATGCTTTGGGTCATCCATTATTTGTTTGACTAACACCTTACGTTCTGAATCTGTTAAAAGATATCTAAAGACACCATGAAATGCTTCATGGTAGATTGTACCTTTACCAGTAATAGTATCATTTAGGTAAATGATTTTGTCTTTAAACATTCCTAAAACTGTACCATCAATTTTAGCCAGATTGATCATATCCTTTAATGAACTTGTATCAAGTCCAAACTGAGGTAAGTTTTCAGCAAGCCATTGTGATTCTGTTAATATATCTTGTTCAGTAGCAACTTCAATACCTGTACCTTCAGCAATAGAGAATGGAACATCATCATCAGTAAAGTCAATTACATCATTGTCTTCATCGTTTTGATTTTCATCAGTAACATCTTCTTCTGTTTCTGTAGTATCATTCAGGATAATTGGCGTACTGCTAACATTATCTGGTGTAATTTTTACAGAAGAATTTTCTTTGTCAGCAACCTCATCTACAATAGCTTTTTCTTCTGAAGTCTGATCAAGATTTTCAGAAGTTTGATCAGCCATTGATACATTAACAGGAGACTTTGCAACAAGATTAAATGATCTACGACCAGTAGATTCATACACTTTTACATTTTTCATGGATCTGTTGTACGAACTTCTAGCATCGCTTTGAGTAGATAATGGTGAATTAATTTTCAAAACACGTACGCCTTCATCATTTTCTCTTGAGAATAAATCTTCTATTTGGAAATTTGTATATGGAGCAAAGTCTTCATTAAGCGCATCTAAAAATTCACCATATACATTATCAGGATTTGCCTTAATATATTTGGTAACAGAGTCTAGAACTGTTGCAGTAAACTTCTCTTGTGCAATAGATACTTGCTGTGCAAGATTTTTAACATTTAGAGATGCTGTTGGTAATTTTGCTAATTCAAAAACTGTTGTATAAAATTGCACCAAATCATCTGCCTTGGATAAATCTAATTTTGATAATGCAATGTTTTCTGATTTTACTATACCAACAAGAGGTCCTTCAGTAAGTGCTTTTGATAATAACATAATTTCCTTTTCAGGAATTATAAAATTATACGCGTACTTAGAGTTATCAGACTTAAGAATGATGTTACCATAACGAGAATCTTTTGAACCTCTGTATGGGCGTATCTCTACTTGCAACGCTCTTCCATTTTTAATGGTAGATGTTGCAAAGTCAATAGTCAATTGTGGTTCTGCTTTTCCTGGCATTCTTACAGGATCAAACTGATACATTGTCTTCTGCATTGCTCTTATGTTTGCAGATTTATTTATATTAGTTGGATCAATGATTGTTGCCATGGTTGTGATAAACTTTGCAAAAAACTCAGGGTTTTGCAATTGGTATACCTGATCAACAATAGCATAAGAGATTTCACCAGTAGATGGAAACTTCAATACAAAATGCATTGTTTTTGTCACACGAGTCAATGGTTGATTTGTTTTCATCAACTCAATCAATCGTGCATCCTCTTCTTGAAATAATGTTTTTACTTTTTCATTTAGATTCAGTACATCCTCAATGTATGTTTTTTCAGTAAGCATTTTGACTTCTCCACCAGGCAGTGTTACTTTAATTCTTTCATTAGCTGATAAGAAAGTAGAACTGACATAGTTGATTGTAGCAAATTTTGGATCAAAGGTTTTGTAAAAGTAAAAAGGCAGTTTGCGTTCTTCTTCAGATACAGCATCTCCTTTTGCATCAATTTGCACTACTGTTACTGTTTGACTAAATTGAGGATTCTTTTCTACAAGTTCTTTAAGAGTTGTTTTTACAGGTTGTGAAGAACGCGTATTGGTAAAATCATACATCTGCAAAAAGTCATCAGTGACATCAATTGATGTTCCTGTATTAAAAGCTTCTTCAATTTTATTGGATATCTTGTCTTTGAACTCTTGATACAATTTTTGAGAAGCAACAATAGAAAGGATGTCAGAATTATTTAAGTCCTGTACATTGTTTCCTGCTTTCTTAACTGACATATCCTGAAGCATTTTCAAATGTCCAGGATTTGTAAGATCAAGTTTTTCTGTAGAGTTGTCACTTGACACAAATACAAAGTTGTCCATAGAGTATATGTAAAACTTTTTACCTGTTGCAAGTATCTCACCTACCAACGCAAAATCTTGTTCACTTGCTTTTGGTCTTGATACAGTAAGCACTTTGCCATTTGGATTAGACTGAAGATATGCAACCTGAGTTGAATTCTCAAAAGTTTCATAATCTCTTTTTGCAAGAGCTGCATATTCTGTTTCTGTTGCTGCGAGTTCTTTTAATCTTTGAACACGCATATCACCAAAGTCACTTAGCTTAACAGCAGTAATTTTAATACCTGATGATGGTGATGACATCTTACTTAGTTCTGTAAGGATACTAACATGGTCTTCAGGATTAATTGCATCTACTGTTAAACCAGACGCAAAGAAATCTTCTTTGAATACTTGCTTGCCATCATTTGAATCAGACCAGTCTGCAGGTCTTGCTGATTTTCTTGCGATAATATTTATAGGATCAATTTCTGTAAGTGTTCCATCGCTTTCAATCTTGTTAAGCATACCATCATATTCAATGGCTTCAATCATAGAACCATCCTTTAATGTGACAAGAACGTTATCTAATTGAATAGTCTCTGCAACAGAATCAATAGGAATATAACTTGACTTAGGCTGCAAACTGTCAATGTAATCATCTATTGCAGAATACAATACCTGTTTGTATGAGTTATCTGCTTTAGATAAATCACCAATTACTTCTTTTAATTGACCACGTATTTGATCAATGGCATCTGTCTTATCTTCTATTGTATCAAATTTATAAGTTGATACATAGTTCTTTAATAACTGAAGAACACCTCCAGCTTTTGTTAAGTCTTGAAGAGTGATTAATGATTGCTTACCTAACTCTTCAATTGCTTTTGATATACCATCATAAGTTTGAGGTCTTGGTTTTTTCAAATCAAAAAGCGTAAAAGCATTTGATAAATACTTAGCTGTATCATCAAACATGGAGTCTGTTCCAAGATTGATAATATCCAGTCCTTTACCAATATTATACTTCTCTTGATTTAAACCAGAAAGCCCATTGTAGATATGGGCCATATTGTGCAGAGCTAATTTCTTTTGCTCTTCTGTCAAATTTGCACTTAGAATAAATCTTGCTGCGTTATCATAGTTAGTGTAAACACTTGGACTTAACCTAATTAAGTTTTCTACTACAGGTATATATTGTTCAGTAGTTAAAGCACATCCCATTTCTTTAAGTATTTATTTAAAACAAGAATTTATCTTTCTCAATTGATCCAAAATTGATTCTTCAGAGACAGTATCCTCCTTAACAAATTTACCAATTTTTTCTGAGATTTTTGCTAATTCTCTTCTAGTATCTTCCACAGTTTGAGTTGCTTTTTCTATTGCATCATCATATTCAGCAATAAGCGTATTCAACTTTTCTACTAATGCAGGATTAGATGCAAGATTTCTTTGACTGACAAGATCTTTTCTTTCTTGTTGATAGTCTGGTATAATAGCAGTTTCATAGTCATTGATTACAAATTCCAATGACTCAATGCGACTTTGTGTTCTTTTGTCTATTACAGGTTTGTTTGTAGTAATTGATTTTTGAATTGCATCTCTAATTTCATTTAAGACTCTTTCTGTTTCTGCAGGTGTAGTAGAATTAGGGTATTTGATTTCTGCTACAAGTTTTGCAAAAACAGTTTCATCAAAACCTTCTGGAACTTTAACATTCACTTTTGTAGAACCACCATCTCTTCCAAATAAATCTTTGCCCTCAATGATTACACCAAGCACTCCATTGTTGATATAGTAATTAGTCTTACCATATCGTTTTAACTTGTTAAGTTCTTGAGATTCATCACCCATTTTTATAGATGTATCATCATTGATAAGTCTTTCGTTACCATTTTTTGTAGTAGATTCTACATTCAAATTTAAAACTACATCAACTGCTGATGTTTGTGCAGACATGCTTTCAAGTCTGTCAAACAAATCTTGAACTGATTGCATTGGTAATGCAGGTCCACCTACAAATCCAGATGTTGTATCTTCAAATAGATTTAATTGTTCTTGCTCTTGACGAGCTGCTTTTTTTCTTTTCTGTTTGATTTTGTCAAGAGGCACACCTGTCAGTATGGATTCTTTTATATCATCAAGATTACGTTTACCTTGTGGTATCTTGTAATACTCTTCTAATGTTTGAATGGTAGTTTCATTTGCTTTGTTATAAGCACGCAAAGATATTTGACCTCTACGCACCATTTGATCTACCTTATAGGTTGGATCTTCAAATGCTGTTAAATCACCCAAATGTAATCTTGTCCAATCAATATCTGTTCTTGCGTTGTTAAGTTCATTTGCAAGATCATTTGCTTTATCTTCAGATTCAATTTTCTCATCAGTAAGAGTTATTCCATTTCTGGAAACAACGTCATACCCTTCTTCTGGATCTCCTTCAACAACAAATGGCTCTTGCTCATTCTCTGCTTTGTTTGTACCATCTTTACCAGTACCATTAAGTTTTTCAAGTATTTCCAACTGTGCTTGTGCTGCTGCATCAGCTGCATCTATTGTTGATTGGCTTACAGGATTGTCTAATGGATCTTTTGTTTCATCAAGTGTTCCTTCTGGTTGTTCAAATACTTGAGGAACTTCTTCCTCTTGTGCTTCTTGAACAGGTGCATTTTCTTCCTCTGATCTCAAACGTTCATCTTCTATAATAGATTGAATATCAGATATTTCAGCAGCCTTTGCAGTCATAATTTCAACCTCACGTGGAGTTAAATCAATACCTTCAAGATCGCGTCTTGCAATACTTTCTAATGTAATATCATCAACTTGTTGATTCTGTTTAAAGTTTTCATATACAGTATCAGAAATTACTTCAATAGGTGTATTGTTAAAGTGTTCTATAACATCATCATTGGTGATGAGATTTCGCTCCATTGCCAAATTCAACACTTCATTTTCTGGCATTGCATCAAGTTGTGCCATTTCAAATTCGCCACTATTAACAAGAGCTTCTTTTGCCAAAGTTACTTTTGAACCATCCTCTACACCTCCATTTGCATTTTCATCAAAGTTTAAAGTTGATACAATAGAATCCACTTCATCTTTGTTAGCATTATATACTTCACTTTGTCTGTCAGTTAATTGAACCTTTTGAGCAATTCTACGTGCAATAAGTGCAAGTGTATATCTTGGAACTTTTTTGGTTTTTTGAAACTCTTCATACTGCATGTCATTGATGTCACCTGTAACATCCTGAGTTGCATATGAGTCAAGCATTTCAGCAATCTTGTCAGAAATTAAATCATTAAGTTTTTTAATGTTTTCCTGTGCAAACTTTGCATTTTGTAAACCTGTGTTTTCATCAATACTAACAAGAACAAGATTTTTATAGTAGTCACTACTTGTAACAGCAGTAGATAGTTCCTCATATAGTTTAGCAGCAAGTTGTAATTTTTCTACAACATCTTCTAAATCTGAGTTGGTAGCTACACTTAAAATTATATCTCTTAATCTGTTATTTAAATTATCTACGAACTCAAGGATTTCATATTTGAATCTACCATCTTGAATGTTTGTAAGCGTTTGACGATAGTACTCTGGATTAAACAGCAAGTCCATTGCCTGTGTGTAATCTTTTGAATCTTGATCTAAACGCATGAAATCTACAACCTTATCAAGTGCATCACGTAATGATTGTTCTGATAATTTATCTGATATCCCAAATTCTTTATTGCGCAGATTGATAAATTCTCTAAATGTTTCTGCTATGTCTTTATGATCTAAAGAGTAGACAGTGGTATTTTCATCAATAAGGTTCCCATTCTCATCATAGTATTTAATAGAATTGATTGGAACTCCAACAAATGTGTTATAGATTTTTTCTTTTTGTTCTACAACTTCTCCTGTTTCAGAATCTTGTCTCATCGCAATAGTATCACGATCATCCCAAAATTCCATCCACTTATCATATAATTCTAATAAGCGTTTCTTATCTTTTATTTTTGCTTGTACTTGTTCTTTTTGCGCAGGTGTCATCTCTGTTGACTCTAAACTTTCTTCAAGAAGTTTAATATCTGCAAGCATGTTACCTGATTCAGCTTTGAAATTTTCAGGATTAGCAAGAACACGTAATGCATACTCAGATGAGTTAGACATTCCAGGAATTGCCAAAAGATCTTGAGAAACTTTTTGTGCGCGCTCAGAAGCACGCGTTGCTTTCATAGCGTTAAGTGCTACAATACGAATTGCTTCTTCTTGAGCATTATGCATTATGATTGCAGTCATTTGTTCTTTGGATCCTTTTTCATACATTAAAGGATCTGGTATATTGCGCACCTTTCTGCGTATACCATCAACAGTGTCAGAATATTTTTTAACGTCTTTGGCCATTGCCTCAGTCATCTCAGCAGCAGAATTATATTTTGTGTCTGAAAGTTTAATTCCAAACGCAGCCTCAAACTCTTCATTACTCATAGTTTTACCCATTTCACGAAGTGCTTGTTGGAATGTAAGGATAGTACCAGAACGATTAGCTGCAAGCGCAGCACCAAGTACTGAATTATCCTGAGCATTTTGCCATTCATACTGATGACCTTTTGCTGCTGCTTCTGTTTGTGCTAAAGTTGAATCAACTTGGTTTGTAAAGTTTACAACATTATCTTCAAATTTCTTACCTGACATCTGAGCCATGACATCATTTTGTAAATTGATATCACGTTTCAATTGCTCACGCATTTTTACATATGGATTTTCAGCAGGATTATCTTTGTACGCTCTTTCTGTTGCTTTTTCATTTATGTAACTTGTCATTTTGCCAACAGTGTGAGTAACAGGTCGTATCATAGATCCTGTTAATGCACCTTGTAAAAATGTTCTAAGTCCTTGTTTTGTAAACTGCTCATCTAGACCTTTATTAAAAGCTTCGCCCAATGTGTATTTAGTACCATTGTACTGTCCAGCATAATAGTATTTCCAACCAGCTCCAGACATTTCTTGAAGGTTCTCTTGAATACCTTCAGTAACCTCAAACCTAAGCAAGTCCTTAGCAAAAGCTTTACCTACTTCAAATGCTGCTTGCTTTCTTCCAAAATCTTTAGCAATCTTTCCTGCTAAACCATACGTACCAAAGAAACCTTTTTCATAAGTCTTGCCAAGAAGCTTAGTTGATTTCCACATTTTATTTACACCAAGTGTTTTTTCAACACCTTCTTCTAAAATTTCTTTTGTCCATTTATTTGCTCCAATAAAGCGATTGAATAAAGTACCAAATTGCAATCTGTTTGTGACTAGTAACAGGTTAAGATTTGTATTATAATTTGCACTTGCTGATCTCATTGCAAGATCTTGCATTTTAGTAAAGTCTTCAGCAGATGGATTTTTACCTTCATTATCAGAACGATACTGTTCAACCATCATATCTAATGTTGAACCATAAGATGTAACAGCCTCAAAGTTTGCTTCTGTAGAAGACATGTTAAACTCTTGAGCCATACGTCTCACACCTTGTAATCCAATTCCTGTAAGCTTGCCTGCACTTAATCCACCTTTAGCACCTGCTACAACCTTTTCACCATAGCGTATTCCTGTACCTAGTATAGGCGTACCTTTTGCAAAATTAGCAGCAAGTTCTCCAAATGATTTAGATTTGATAATGTTACGCATGTTTAGTGTGTAAATATCAAATACTTCTTTCATTGATGAACGTAATGCTTCAGATCCCACCTTACCAGCATTGGTTATATTTTTTGCTTGATTAGCTTTCTGAGTAACCTTACCAGCTGCTGATAATGCGTCAGTAGATTGGTTAGCAAATTGATATGCCCCCTTACCCATATCAGCAACAAAATCAGTAAATCTAAAAGCAGTAGATTTTAAAGTTTGCCTTAAACCAGTTTTTGCTCCTGCCATTGCTGCTTCTTTAGCACCAACACGTGCAGCTGTTGCACCAAAAGATACAGCACCACCACCGCCAGTTACAGCTGTTAGCACTGCATCAGCAACAAGTTCCAATCCTAATCCTGCAAATGTACCTAATGCAAAACCAGCATTACCTACAAACTCAGATACTGAACGTTTACTAAATATATCATCTTCTTCTTCTGGTGGTACAAACGTATAGTTACGCATTGATTCTTTGTACTCTTCAAAATTGGCATCTATCATTTCACCCTCAGTATACTTGAGTTTGTCCCAGTCCCAATTCCAAATTGCTTCACCTATCCTTCCATAGGATGCAAAGTAATCTGTAAAAGTATTACCAAATCTTGTGGCAAAACTGTCAAAGCCTTTGCCTAATGCGGATCCCCAAGTTTCTGCTTCAATATAACCCTTCTGCTTTTCAGGATTGAAGTAGTTAAACCCTTGAGGATCAAAGTCATCTTGATATCTAAACATATCAATATCCTGTCCTGCATACCTTGTCTTAGGTCCTACAATAGGATTGATCTTTTCACTTAAAGTTTTTGGTTGAAATCTTTCTACAAATATCTCATTAGCATTTGAATCAATTACTTGATTCATTGCACTCATAAAATCACTTGGCTGAGGTGTTGGCTGTGTTGATATATTTGGTTTTGCAGGAGCAGAAGGTTGTCCAAAATTATTTGCACCATCTCCTGGTCCAGGAGCTACAATGTTATTAATATTAAAGGATGGCGCAGATGCTTCAGACGTAGCTTGTATTTCTGCTGCGCCCATATCTAATGCATCTTCTACTGATAAGTTTTGTGACAAACTTGTTTCAGCACCCATGCTTGCTTCAGCATTAGCAGCCATTTCTGCTAATTGCTGTGTTCCCATTTCTAGTTCCTCTGCCATTATTATTCTATTGTAGGATATTGTAATAAATCTTGCGTACTAAACTGTTCTTCCCAAATTGACGTTGCGTTTTGGAAGTTGGTCCATGTTGTATTAACCATTTCAGATATTTGCATAAACTGAGAAGGATCATTTGGATCAACTTGAAAGAATCTACTTGTACCTTCTTTTACACCTTTCTGTGGATTTAACATTGTAAAGTCAATATTTACACCATACTGTCCATTATTATTTCTTACGCCTGCTGCAGTAAAATCAAACCCAGTTGCTGTCATACTTGCTGGAGCTTGAACTCTTGCCATTGGATTTCTAGAAAAGTCTTCCATGATACCATAAGAATCAGCAACAATAGAGTTATTAGGAAGATAATTTTTAAAACGTGTTAGTGGACTATTCTGTATATATGAGTATGGTAATTTTACACGTATTGTTTCACCTGCTTGCAGTTTCATAGATTTTGCTTCACCGCTATCTGGATTAACTTTTAAATCTACATAAACACTTTTACCACCAGGATCAAAACTTGCCAAGAAACTTTCACCAAATAATTTTACTTGACTAGCATAAGGCAAATTACCAATAAGTGATGGATCAATCTTTTCACCATTTGATCTTGTAATAACAATGTTTTTATCTGCTTTATTAAAAAACTGATACAACTCTTCTGGTTGAGGTTTGGTCATGCTATATGTTGAACCTATAGGATTTGCACGACTACTAAACTCAGAACCAACAACTGTGCTTAAATGTTTACGCTTTGCTTCTGACAAACCAGATAAGTCAAATATAGGAGTACCATCAGCAAGTCGCGATACAATTTTAGCACCTGCGTAATCTGATTTAACTTTTCCTGATCTAAAATCATATACTTTAGATGCTACTTCTCTATAACTTTTATCAAGTTCTTTTTGTTCTTGCAATATACCTTTCATTGATGTAATTGTACCTTCAAAGGATTGAGCATATTTTCTACCTTCAGACTGTTTACCATTATCTGAATACCATTGTAAAACTTCAGTTGCTTTATTATAAGTATTTGATGCAAGAGTTTGTATTAAAGCATTAGCACTTGACGCATTATTGACCTCAATACCACGTCTGTAACCTACAAGACTTCCATATTCTTTTAATAATTGTGTATCTTGTGCAGTTAGTTTTGCGCCATTACCTTGAGCAATTCCTTGAACTTTTGATAGCACTTGATAATATTTAGAATGGTCTCTATTTTTGCCAATAACCATATTCATTAAACCATTCTGTGCACCAAATGCATTATTAAATAGTTCAGTTTTATTTTTAGAATTTGCTGTTCCAAGAACGTCTACACCTGTACTACCTGTACCAACATAATCACCAACATAAGTTTCAGTAGGAAGTTTGCCTTCTGCTTTGAGTTTCATCATTTCAATCTCATTGGCATTTTGCATTTTCGCAATTTCCATTTGTTGGTTTTGTTGAAAATGTCTTTCGTTTTGTGCAAGAGTAGCAGCATGTCTTGCATTGGCTGCAGCTCTATCAAAATCAGCAATTACTTTTTGATCTGGCTTTACATCCACCTCAGCAGTAGCTTGAGCAGTACTCACACCCCATACTGTAGCAGCGTTTTTCTTAGCTTGTCCAGAAAGTATTCCATACAAATTAGAGACAGTATAATTTTCAGGATCCTCTTCTATTTTTTTGATTTCGCCTTCTGATTGAGTTTTAGATGAATTTAAATCATAACGTAATTGCAAAAGTTTTTCATACTTTTGAAGCACATCTGCTCTACCAGATGGAATACCTTGAGGATACAAATCTTTTATTGTCTGAATTTGTTGTTCAACACTTGTTAAATTGGTAGCAGTTTCTTCAACGTCAACCTGCTGAGACTTCATGTAATCAGCAGACAAACTTTTTGCAACTTGTTGCGTAGCTTGCTCTCTTGATACTCCTTGACTTATTAAGTCACGTATTTGATTTTCAGCTGTCACACGTCCAATAACTCCAAACTGTCTATCAAAACGATTACCCATAGTCATTGCAGCCCAGTTACTAAAAGGAACTTCAGCATACTTACCATTGGTATATGTCATTATATATCCTTTTCCATCAGGATTAGCAAACTTTACTTGAAGTTTTGCTTCTTTTGCTGCACCTGATAAATATTCATTGATATCTTCAAATGGTGTAAAGTCACGTGGTTGTACAGATGTTATAGATCCATCGCCACGTTTTGCCTGACGCAAGTCATCTTCAGCAAACATCAAGTCAAGTTTTGCATAGTCACTATATTGAGCGCGCACTTTTGCGTCAGTACTATTTTTATAACTATCCATTAATGCTTTTTGATTACCCTCATACTTAGTAAAGTACATATCATACGCAATCTCTTTGTCATCTGTAATTGGATCCAACAATGATTGTGCACGCATAACATTTGATGGATCAGATAAATCTAATGCAGAAACATTACGAAGACTTCCTTGAATTTTTTCAAACATGTCTTGTCTAAATTTCTGATTGTCACCATTTGTCAGTGGACTATTTAATACAGAATTGTATAAACTCTTAACTTGATTAAATCCTTTATCAAAACGTGCTTGAGTCACACCATAAACCTGAGATAAAAAAGACCAATCAGGAGACCATGGTTTTATCTCTGCTATTGGGTTTGCATCACCTGGAACAAAATTTGCCATAACCTTTTAATTAATAATTATCATCAAAAAACATACCTCCAAATTCCATAGCGCCTGGTGCTGTATACATTGTTCCCCCAAACCTTTGAATAAAGTTTTGACCGTACATTTGTTGTTGTGTTTTTGTTTGTGCATTTGCTTTATTTAAATTCTGAGAAATACAAGCCTTTTGCATATTAGACGCATACTCTTCTTTAGCATCTTGATCCATTGTTGTATCATTTTTAACTTGGGCCATTGCATCAGAATATGCTTTTGAACAATCTGCTTGTGTTGCTGCTGCACCTGAAGAGACTGAGGTATCAACAGATGATAATGGATCTTTACCATAACCTGACCATGCAAATGTAGGTTGAAGACGTTGTGCATGCCATGCATTTGGATACATAACTCTTAAAGCATTATCTTTTTGTACATTGCCAAATCCTTGACCAAAAAGCATTGCACCTTGTGCATCTTTCTTATTACGTTGTGCAGCTAATTCCTCTTGATATGTTGCACCTTCTGTATCAAACTTACCACGTAATAATGTGTTTTTGTAATCAACATCAGTATTAAGTTGACCAATTGTTTGAAGATATGGATTAACAATCTTAGTTGTGTTGCCTTCTTCAACATCAGCAATGTCTCTTGACAATTGTTCATACCCTTGATTTGCACCTGCAGCAAATGCTGTTTGTGCATCCATAGTATTCATTGCCAAATCCTGACTTTGTTTTACCAATCCTGTAGTACCAGCAATTCTAGTAATAGGATTAATTGTATCATATCCACTATAGGCAGCATTCATCTGTCTTAACACAGGTGGTGTGTTAGGAATTATTTGACGCTCATTAGCCATATAGTTTACAATGTCTGGAGCAAACCATGTTTGAGGCTGAGGTATACCACCTGGAGGTTTTTTAGGTGGTGGAGGTGTGCCACAATTTTTAGTTGCGTCATCAGCAGTTTCATACTGAGTAGCTTTAGTAACAGTTTTACCATTCACCTCACCACTTGGCGCAACAGGTTGTTCACCTTCTTTGTAAGAAACTGTTTTAGTTTCTTTTGTACCATCAGAATACTCAACACAGTAATATGTGCTTTTTTCACCTGGAACTTCTGGTGGTGGCGGTGGTTTAAGGTTATAACCAAGTCTTTCCTCTAACGTTGTGTTAGTACTAAATCTATCAATACCAGATACTTTACCTTGAATGCCAAATACAGTTTCATCAGCTACACCAGTTTGTTGATGACTAGCTAATCCTTGAAAGTCTGGGTTATTCATAAGAGCACGTCTATAAGAAATATATGTACCCTGTCCTAGTTCATTTTTAGAAAAATCAATATCACTAAGGTTTACCTTGCCATCTTTTGACTGATTATCTTTAATGATTTGTCTGGCTTCTGCGTTTACGTAATTACCTTGATAGTCACCATGAGTAGCATCTGATTTTACAGCAACATTCTGGCCAGCTACAAAGTTAGGATCTGACCATGGACCTGTCCCTGATGTTCTATCCCCATAACCAAACGCTGCCATTCTTGCATTGTTTTCTTCAAATTGCATCATTGTATTAATGATTGCTTCAGGATTTTGTGCAAGTGCTTTTACATCTGTGCCATATAAGTCTGAAAACTTCTTTCTTGTATCTTTTTCTTTACCAGTATACATTCGCAGTTCTGGATCTGCAACATCTGCTTGATACTGACCTACAATTGCATCTCTAAATTTACTATTTAATCGTATTTGATTATTTGCATTTTTAAAGTCAATGTATGCTTGTGTATTACCATTCCATCTTGAGTCAACTTCCTTTTTCTCAGAAGCATTAAGATTATCTGCTGTTATCCAATCATAAGAACTACGAGTTATTTCTGCACCTGCAGGAATAGATTCTTTAGTTGTATTGTTTCTTCTAAGAATAATATTACCAGTTGCTTGGTCTTCTAAAACCTGAACTTCAGTATCACCACTTTTACTTTTGTAAGTTAATGTATACGCATTCATTGGTTTACCACCATTTCTATTTGGATCAGTTACAACTTTTACTTCACTCTTAACTGGATCTCCTGAACCTGATACTGTCCCAGCATTATTGTATTTAGGTAAAACAGAACCTCCTCTGTCATAACGCAGTTTACCATTTTCATTAATAAGACCACCATACTTAAAGACTTTATCTCCAATGGTTATATTAGAACCAAGTGTTGGCATTGTACCACCAAATTTCATACCCCCAGAAGATCCAAAAATATTATCAAGATCCTGATCTGTAAATCCACCTTCATATTTTGGTTTTGAAGGTGCTGGTTGTGATTGTTTTCCTACTGGAGTTACAGTGCCAGGTTTTTGTTCTGTATTCTTTTTTACAGGAATTACAGTTTGTGGATTAATTTTATTTTCTTGCTCTAGCATTTGAATAGCATCCATTGGTGCTTTGGCTGCAGGAAGTGCAACTTTCTTACCTTCTTTTGTAGAAGCTGCTACATTCAATGCGTCAACCCAAACTTGGTTTGATACTTCTAATTGAGCACCATCTTGTGTTTCTTCAAACCAAACCATTTGACCATCAATATTTTTACCCATTGTAAATATTGAGTTTGGCGCAGCTTTAAGTTTATATGGTTGAGCATAACCTTTTGAATCTTTTGCACTGTTAGATGGATTTTGTACTTGACTTATTGCTCTAACATTGTCAGCTATTTCTGGTGCATTATAATTTAAAAAACCTTGTCTTTCATTTGTATGTGTCAACCCTTTATTACCCAAAGGTGCAATTGTTGCAACAGTAGTACCTTTTATTTTGTCATGACCTTTTGTAATTTCATCATATATTTCAAAATAAGTTTTGTATCTAGGTCCACCAAACCATGAATCAGTTCCCTCAACAACATCATTTTGATCAAGATTCATTCCTAGTATTTCTGTTTCGTTAAACAAAAAGTCAGTAGGATAACCATAACGATACATTACCTCCTCATCTTGAATTACGTTTCCTATACCTGGTCCAGGTAGCCAACTGTTTTCTGCTTCAAACTTTGAAGAGTTTACATTTTTTTTCCAACTTTTATGACCTGGGCTTTCTAAGTATTCCTTATAGCGTTTGTATTTAGCAGAAAGATCAGCATACTGTTTTTTAGTTTTTACATCTACTGCTTCTCTAGCTTTTTTATCAAAATCAGCTATCAAATCATCTGCTTTTGACAGCATTGTTTCTGTTTGATAATACTTTTGTATTTTAGTTTTTTCCTTTTCATTTAAAATTTTATAAGCTTGCTCATACAATATGTCATACATATCATCAACCTTATCTTGATCTGTAAAAGGCAACCAACCTAAACTCCAATCTACATCAATGTTTTTTATATCATCAGCTGCAGCTATCATTTGCTGAGGGTCATTTGACAAAAGTGCTTTGTAAAATGTATCCCCTGCTACAAATTGACCTGAACCAGAGTTCATATATTCTTTAAGAGCATCTTTGCTACCAAATCCTGGGATAGTATTTCCTAATGCTTTTTCTTTTTGATACTTATCAGCATAACTTTCAAAACCTTCTGCTTTAGCTTCCTCTTCTCTTTTTGCTTTTGCTTTTTGCTCACTTGAAAGTGTGCCATACTTTTTATCTGTGTCATACACAAGATCCTCTTCTGCTTGACGTTCATCTGTAAACTTGCCAGTAGCAGGATCTAATCCCAAAAAGTATTTATTAAGATCTTTCAGTAACGCTTGTTCTTCAGTTGTTGCATTGCCTTCTAATACCTTTTTTGTGAGTGTACCTGCTTGGCTTGCTTTTTCGTAGTAACCTTCTTTTTTGCGTTTTTCTTCAATAAGTCTTGTTTGTTCTGCTTTTGACTTTTCATATGCAGTAGGACCATTGTCAATTATCTTAAAAGATTTGTCAAAAAGTTCTTGAGCTTTTTGATCTGCTGCAGTAGGTTTTTTCTTAGGCGCTGCTGTTACTGGTGGAGATTGCCATTGTTGAGCATTACTTTGAAATGCTTCGTATGGTATATTATAAATTTGTTTTACATTTTTAAAAGTAGGAGTGACACATTCTCCAATAGATGAATTATAAACATAACCAGGTTTACATGCAGCTGGTGCATAACTATTACCATAAACAGTTCTGTTTAACATGTCAAACCATGATTCACCACCTTCAGGAAATTTAGGTTTCATACTTCCACCATATCTTCCTTGCATTTGATTAGCAATATCTTCAGGTGCTACAGCAGGACCTTCAGGTAACATACCTTGCATTGCATCCTCATCTTCTGACATAGGTATTCCCTGTCCTTCCATTGGAGGCATCATTCCTTGTTGTGGCATTCCCATACCTTGCTGAGGTTCCTGTGGCGCAAACTGTTGTGCCATTTGATTAGGGTCAATACCCATTGTGGAAAGAACCTCTTCAGCAATAGCAGGAATTCCATCAGGAAATCCTTTCATTGATTCTTGAATGAAAGCAAGTAAACCAAGTTTCTGTTTGTTCTTTTTAAGCATTTCAGCTGCAGAACGTTTTGCTAATGGATCTGAAGTTTCATCTTTTAAAATCTCAACATACATGTTGATATCATATTTCCTAGAAATTTCAGCAGGTGTGTATCCTTGTTTTCTTGGAGGAAGATTAAATATTTTTTCAATTACTTCTGGATCTTTTATTGTAAGATTCTTTGTGTCTGAGTAAATAAATGAACCTTCAGGTATATTGACAGGTACGCCACCTTCAGTATGTCTTTTTCCTTTAAAGTGCATAAGCTCCATAGTGCCATCTTTATTGACATCGCCAATAACAGATTCACCACCTTCAACTTCTATATTTGCTTGATCTCTTGGAATAGCACCCATTGTATCATTTACAGAAACAGATTCAGGAGACGTTTGCATTCCTCTTGAATTTCTAACAAGACCATATCCATCTTGTTGTCCTGTGCTTTTATATGTTCCACCTTCTGGAGATGTTTTTATGCGTACCTTAAACATATTTTAAAATTTTAAAAAGGGATATGTCTTACCACATCCCTCATTAGAAGTTACAAAATTATTCTGATTTATCCTATCCTCCATAATACAAATGTAGGAATTCTAATCTAAAAATTCAACCTCGCCACCCATCTGTATAATGGCTTGCAATTCTTGTGGAGAAATCATATATGTTCCACCCCTTCTATAATTTTTGGTTCCTCCAAATTTAGAAAGTGTAGTACCCCAATCTTGTGTATGACCAAGGTCTGCAACATATTGATTGGCTCCTGGTCCAGCATTCAAATTCCAAGTACCATAACTTCCTTGAGTATTGATTGCATTATTAGCCATCATAGTATTACCAGCTTGTTTCTGACGTTTCTTTAAGTCTTTAACTGCTCTTCTTTCTGCCCATTGTGCTGTGGCATCCTCCATCATATTGAGACCTTGAAGTGTATTACTTGCTACTTGAAATCCTAATGGATCTCCACGTTGAGTAGTATACTCTTTTGTGTCAGTCATGTTAGCATTAGGATTAGCACTCAATGCATTATTAGTATTGTCTGTAGTATTAATTGCTCCATTTGTCCCTGGTGCAGATGCGTTTGCAGGATTATTAAAGTTTGAAACATAAGTGTTATAAGCATCCCAATCATTTCTATTTAATGGGAATGGTCTACCTGTTTTAGTTGCCCATTCTTGCTGAGAGTATGCAACTGTTTCAGTATCAAGCGCACCACCCCCAACATACATTGGCATTGTGATATTTAACTTACGTCTATTATCTACAAATGGATTCCACTCGCCACCATCTCTTTTGTTCTCATCATTAATTGGTCCTGACAAATTGCTAACCATTGAAGGTGCAGCTACAGGCGCTCCTCCAGCATTAGGATCAACAGGTGCAACTGGATTCTTTTTAGGAACATTAGGATTATAGTTAGGTGCAGATGGATTATCTGATTGTAAGTCTCCATTGACTGAACCATTTGGTGGTTGATTCACGTTCAATTGACTATTCATATAGTCAAGTTTAGGATTACCTGTTGATGTATTTTCTGGTACAGTTGATGTTGTTGGTTGTACAGGTCCACTTGGCGTGGCTGCAGGCTGCTGAGCATTTCTTAGCGCTCTTCTCTCATCACCTTTACTGTTATAAAAGAATACATTACCCTTATCATCATAAACACGAGATTCATCACCAGCCATTCCTTTAGCAATACCTAATCCTGCACCTCCAGCAACTGCTGCTGCACCCATTAAAAACTTAAGTCCAGGACCAAATCCACCAGTAATAGGTGCAAACCTTGGATCAGCAAATGAATTACTTACTGCCATTGCTCTTGTTGCCCAATTGGAATCAATGTTTGCAATTTTATTTTTGTCAGACATTACAATGTATGGGCTATTAGTAGTTCTTGGATCTACAGGCATTGTACCAGATGGATTATTAGCTGCTCCAGTTTTCCATTGGTCATATGACAACTGAGGTGCAGCACCAGTATTACTAGCATTAGTTGCAGAATATTGATTTACATAATTCTGGTATGCAGCTGGACTAGTTTTCATTTCGTTATACATTTGATCCTGAGCAGGATTCTGAGAAATAAATTCCTCATACGATTGCATTGGTGCTCTATTCATGCTAGGATCAACTTTACCACTATTATAAAAGTCTACAACTTGTGTTTGATATTCTTGTTGTGCTTGACCTGCACCAAATATTTTTAAGCAATCACCATCAGGACCTTTGTAGTATCCAATTGGACATCCATCCTCAGTTCCTCCTGCACCATATTGCTTCATTCCACCATTGACAAATTTATTAAGTCCACCAAAGCGTGCATATCCTTGAGTAGCGGGAACTTGTGGTTGTGGATTAGTTGTATTTTGAAAAGATTGAAAAAAGTTATTTCCTGGATTTGCCATCTGATCATTGCGAATACCAGAATACAAGTTGCCAATAGCTTGCTGTGATGCCTGTTTTTGTGCAACACGATTGGCATCATAATTTGCTAGTCTATTTGCATAATAACCAGCTTCTGCACTATTTCTAGTATCAGCTGCTTGTGCAGATGCAACTACATTTTGATTATACTGATCCATTCCTGCTTTTGCACCTTGTGGTCCAGCAACTTCATTGCCACCAAATATTTTCATTCCACCAGCACCTTGTTGTGCAGTGTTTGCTGTAACAGCAGTAGGCATACACGTTGCAGTCATTTCATTCCATTCGTATCCATCAGGACATGAATTACCACCTGCACCATATCTACGTAACTTTTTCATAGAACCACCATATCTTGCTTGCATTGCCATTTCTTGATCTGACATTTGTTGTTGATCAGAACCTTGAGCCATTGCCATTTGAGACTGATCCATGCCAGTTTGTGGTCCAGCTTGTTGCCCCATTCCCATTGGATCTTGGTTGTTAAGGATTCCCATTTGTTGTTGCAATGCCATTTGCTGCTGTTGTTGCAACTGTTGCTGTTGAGCCTTTTCATTTACATAGTCTCCTTCTTGAGCAAGTTTCATGTATTCCTCTTTGGCAACAGTTAATAATTCTTCAGCTTGTTCGCGCTTTACTCCAGAATCAATTAATGTCTTTTTAAGAATACGTTCACTTGTTCCTTTGTTCAACTGTTCTAAGAGAAAAGTCATAAGTTGTTTTGCAGTTGCATCTAATGGATTAGGTGGACGCATTTGTTGTTGTTGCATTTGACCCATGTCTGCAACAGCTGATTGATTTTGCTGCATCATGTCTCCACCATCAGCATAACGTACTTTGCCACCACACTTGTAGCATTGGCCTCCAGTCATATATTCTAACATGTTATTCATTTTCTGATAAATTTACTTAATTTTTTTATACTACCACCATATCTATTATTAGTAGTTTGCTGTTCTTCACCATTGTTCATCATTGTACCAGCAGCTCCTCCAACACCAATTGTAATTGCAACTTGAGGTAAAATTTGAATCAATGATTTTTTAGTCTCATATGTTGCTTCTGGTTTAAAATGTTTATTCAGATTACCAAAGCCACTATCTAAATAATATTGATAAAGTTCATCATCTCCTATCCTTTCCATTTCTTTGATTTGCTTTATAGCATCATCCATATTGATATTTTTTTCTTTCATTATTTGATTTGCAAAATTAAATCTAGCCTTTTGCAACTCTGAATGAAGTTCTCCTGGACTACTTAACCATGATTGATAATCATAATCTTTTTCCACTGTTCCATCTGCTTTTGTTACTTCTTTAGCAGGTAAAGGATTTAGCATTGCTTCATTATATGTCTCAGCTAATATGTTATCTGAATGACCAGTATAATATCCAGCATCTTGATCATATTTCTGAATAAGATTTATCCAACTATCATACATAGGTTGTATATCATGACCAATCTCATGAGCATTAACTCCTGCAACTTGATAAAGAGAAGTTGGACTTTGATAACTTCTATCTATTAGTCTAGCTGTTCCATCAGAAGTTGGATCAACATAACTATATGTACCTTCAGGTTCTATCCAATTGTATTTTGGTTTAAACCATGGGTTAAATGTATTATTTTTCCAAGTCAATGGGTTTGTAATTTGAAATGGATTTGTTTGTTCATAATAACCAGGTTTTGTCACATTAAACTTTTGTTTAGGTTTTGCTAAAAAATAAGATTGTACAGGTTTAGATGCAAGTGTTATTGTGCTATTGCCAGTTCTAACTCCACCTAAAGTTGGATAATTTTTTAACAAGTAGTCTTGGTCATCAAATGATAAATTTGAGAAATTTTTTGCTGTAGGATCAACATCTACAAGTGTTGTCCTTTTAGCATCAAATAATGGATTCCACATACTTACTTTTGTACCACCAAGATCTATTGGCGGTGTACCTATCATTTCTCTATTAAAACCATGCATATATTGAGGCATAGGTCTACCAGCTAATGTGTGCAATTCACCAATTTTACCTCTAAAATCTGGATCCATGTTGGCTTCCATTTCATCATACAACTTGAAACTATCATCATATAATTGTTGTTCTTGTTGTGCTAATTTTAAACCACGGTTATATGCTAACTTTACAGTTGGATCTTCTTGTGATATCGCTTTATCAAAATAACCACTTGAATGCATTTCTTGTTTGAGCGCATCAAGATCGTCATATTTTTGAGTAAGAGCAGTGGCATCATTTCCTGCAAATCTACCAAATGCCTCACTTGGTTTTAAGAATGGTTTATTATAAGTTCTAAATGTATCCAACGCTGTATAAAGATCTTTTATTTCAGTATCACCTAATCCTTTTACATCTCTTAAATAATTATCAAGTATAGATCTTTCTGCATATATATTCCAATTATAATATTTATTTTGTTTAAGTGATACAAGATCATTATGATTGGTCGTTAACTTAGTACTTAAATCTTCATATTTTAAAGGATCTTTAAACATCCATTTTTGTGAGAAGTCTGTGGCTTGATCAAATACTCTTTGTTGAGCTTGTTCAACTGTTTCTCCAGGAAGAAAACCTTCTTCCCCAAAAGTGTTTAGTTTTCCTAAGCGTTGTTGATCTTGAATTAAATTTGGATATCTTTTTAAATATGCATCATACTCATCTTTGCCAGATAATCTAGTAAATTCATACTTGTCATAATCTTTAGTAGGATCTAATGAAAGAGGTGGATTTTGAGAACTATTGATTCCATTTGTGTTTTGCAAATTAAAACCTTGCTTCAAGCTAGGAACAGAAAGTTGTGACTGCAAACCATTTGAAAGTTGCAATGCTTGGTTTGAAAATGCTGGCAAACTTGTAGTACCACTTCCTAGAAATTTGGTAAGTGGAGTTTGATTTGCAAGTTGCATTGCTTGTGACTCTCCTAATTGAGGAGCTGTTTGTCTTAAAAATTTATATTCTCCAAGATTATTTGCACCTGTAAATCTATTCAACCTGCTTGTAAATCCAGGAAACATTTCTGTAGTATTAGCCAGATTAGTGTTACCTGCTAATAAATTTGAACCTGATGGAGTTTTAGCAAGAAGACTATATGAGCCTGGTGTTTTCAATATTGCATTTGCGCCTGGTGTTCTTAAAGCATTAAGTGCTCTGTATGAACCAACTAATGGTTTAACTGCAGGCAAAAGACCAAGAGCTGAAAAAGCTGTGTTTTTCCATGCTTCATCTGTATCGCCTTTTTGAAATGCGTCATATGCTTGTTCAGCAAATCCTTGTGGTTTTAATGTTTCATATGCTCCATATGCTCCTAATGCATTACCTACTGTCAATCCTGGTAATGTTGAGAATGGTGCGTATGCCATGGCTGAACTTAATGCTCCTACAGTAAAAGGAGCTGCAGCAATCACACCTGGTGCATAGAATAATGGATGTTTATAAAACTCTTCCATATTATCACCAAGCATTGCTTTGTTATATTTATCTGCTTCTTCTTGTGTCATGTATACTGTTTGTCCAGCCATTTCATCTGGAGTTACAGTTTTTGTACGAAGTTCGCCAGTCATTGGATCAACTCCTCCAGTTGGTACTTGAAATGAGTATTGATAGAACTGTCCAGAAGGATTACCAAAAGCATCCTTTTTATTTGGATCAGTGACAAACATTTTATTTGGTCTCCAAGAATCTTCACTTGCTATTTGTACAGCAACTCTTCCATCTTTCCATCTTTTTTCTGCTTCTCCTAACGTAGGAGAATATTTTTGACCAAATGCTTGTGGAGTCAAAGATGTGTAATCTTTAAGTTTATTCATTGACTGCACATCAAGTTGAGATGGTTCAGTTATCAATGCTTTGTATGAATCATCTGAATCTAATCTTACCAATTGATTTGATTTAGGCATCCATCCCCATTTACCTGTTCTAAGTTTATAAAGGATTTGCGCACCATAGTCAGGACTATTGCTGTAATTAGGAGAAACAATATCAATATTAGCACCATGACTATCAATAAAGTCTCTATCTTTTGCCAATGTGATTATATCATTATCATTCCATCTATTAACTATATCTAGATCTTGTCCTTGCTCATATGGTTTTTCATATTCATCGCTGTAAGCAACAAAAGATTTTGCCCATTTCTCTACCTCATTAAAATCTTGATTATACAATTTTTCCAAAGATTCTCTTGATTGACCAAGACCTTTTTTATTAACCAAGTAGTCAATAGCAGCATCTCTACTCATACCTTTTTTCATAAGGTCAAGCAAGAAGTTTTTGGTTTGATAAGCATGATACTGATCAGCTTGATCCATGATAGTACCAAATGATTCTTTTATGCTTTCTGCTGTACCAACACCAAGTTTGTTTACAATTTCACCTGTTCTTAAACCATTATCCCATATTCTAGATTGTATTTCTGTTGCTGGATATAATTCAACAATATTATCTTTAACATTTACAAAATATCCTTGTTGTTTCAATTCTTCTAGATAGTCAGGATTAGCATTTATTCTGCTATCATATTCATATTTTGGTATTGTTTCAAATGGTTCTAGTGCATCATGCTTACCTTTTTTGTCAAAATCTTCTTTTCGTTTTGTCAACTTATCTTGCCATTGTTGCGCAGCCCACTCTTGGTTTTTCAATTGTAACGCTTCTCTTTCAGCTTTTAAGTCGCTCAAAGTTTGGTCTAACTTTGCCATTCCTGCAGACCAATCCACATCTTCTTGTGTTACAATAGGATATGTTGCTTCTTGTCTTGCCCATTTTTCCTCTTGTGTCAATTCGTCTCCAGGTAATTCAAAACCTTGACCTGGTTGATTTATAACCAATGGTACTTTAGTTTTCCAATCCTCATTTGTATTTACTTCTCCAGTAATAGGATCTATCATATGGGTTGTGTTCCAAATATCATCCAAATATCCTGGTTGTCCATAGTCAGGTCCCATGCTTTTTTTCTTTCTTCTTTTTCCAAAAAGACCACCTTCATCAAATTGTGGAACTTGTTGTGAGAACTTTTTACTTTGCATTACTTGCAAAAAGTTAGGTTCTTTTCTAAGTTTCTCAATAACAATTTGCTCCATGTTTAATGGACCTCCAACTCTTTGACTATTTTCTTTTGACAAGTAGTATTCATACAACTCAGGAAAATGCTTATCTATATTACCAGAGTTAATTAAAGATTGTGCTAGTTTTTTTTGACGTCTAGCAATAGATAAAAATTCACCACCATCTGGATATTTTTTTAAACTAGAGTTTTTCTTTCTTGAACTTGAGAATTCAGAAAGCTTATCAAACATCCTTTTTTGACTATACTTTGCCATCAATTAAATTTAAAAAAACTTACGCAATTTTCCTATATTTCCTCCATATTTAGCCATCTGTATATCAGATCCTGATACATCATTTTTACCTTCTCCAGAACTAGCAAGAAGGTTAAACAGATTTGCCAAAGATTTGTTATCCTTAGAAAGTCTATACAACCTGTAAATATCATCAATATAGTTAGGATTATTTCTATCTGTATATCCTTTTTGTACAGCTTCTTCCATCATTTGTTTAACTCTTTCTTCTGTAATAACATCTGTTGGTTGAAGGTTAAATAATTGTCTTGCTACATTTATGTTTGAATGAATATTATCTTCTTTTGGTGTAGTTGAATAATAATAGTCTTCCTCCATTTGTGCTATGGTTTCATCATCTTTTGGATTAATCTTTCCTTCTTTGATTCCTCTATCAATGATATCATCAAATGACATTAAGTTATCCTCAATAGTTCCTGAATAAAACTGTTGATACTTTTTGTTCTCAAAGAATGGTTCATTTAGATACGTAGTCCATTCATGATCTAATGTTGCAGCATAATCAAGAGGTTTACCTAACTCATCCTTTCTTACATAAATCTGTGCTGGATTTCCATCAGCAGCTTTCACATATTGACCTACAGCACTAGGATCACCAAGCTCATCTTTATATACAATTGGTGGAAGTTCTGAACCTCCTTCATTTGGAACAAATTGATTTTGCATTTGTGGAATCACAGTATTCATAAGATCAACATGTTTCTGTACTTCATTTGGATATTTTGGATCAGTAATCGCTTTAAGGTATTCAGGATCAGTAAGAATTTCTGGACGTTTTTGATACCAGTTTTTCATATATGTTTCTGTATCCATTGGATTAGGAAGTTCAACTCCCATTGGTACGCATGTTTGATGCACATCACTCCATTCATGATTTTCTGGACAATCACCTGGACCCATCATTCCACCCATTGCTTTTCTACGCAACTTACGTTCTTGCTCTATCATCTCGCGCGTAGGCTTTCTACCAGAACCTTTGTTAGCTCTTATGTTATCCCAAAGACCTCTTTGTGAATATGACCCATCAGCACGTTTAATCATCTCACCACCTTTTCTGTAATTGCCATTCATAAATGCAGGAGACACTTCTTTGTAGTGTTCTGCAAAGTATCTAGCATCTGCTGGATTATCAAACTGCATTGCTTCATTTGAAGACGCATCGTAATCACCTAGCATCAACTGACCATTTTGGTTTTGTATTTGTGGTACAGCGTAATTGTCCATACTTGCCATATAATGTGTACCAACTTGACCATTATCAAACATATATGGATTATCAACAGGTGCTACCATTCTTTGAGCTGCTGGATTACCAAATTCATTTGCATAAGCTAATCTTGATTTCATCATTGCATTGGTAGAGTCTTGCAAGTGTTGTGGTAATGGCACATCATATTGGCCTTCATATTCTTTATAGTCTTTTACAACTTGTCCTTGTGGTGTATTTTCTCTCCAATTTCTGTACTCATTCAAAGTATCCTGCATTAATTGGTAATCAGTTAATGTCCAACTTGCTGGATTTCCTATTTCTGCTTCAACACTTTTTATATATTGTTTCCATTCTTCAGGAGAATTTGGCACACCCATTCCTAGTTCACCACCTGTTTCCCAGGTAGCTTTTGCGTATGCTCTAAAGTATGGGTTCTTTTTAAGATTGCCTGCATGTCTTGCGTAAAAAGCATCTTTACCATTCTTTGATTTGCTACGTTCACCCATATTTGGATCGCCAAAATATTTTTTAGTACCATCAGGTCCAGTTACAACATGCGTTTTTCCTTTACGATCATTAGATTTTCTTACAGTGTATCCACCTTTACCATATTGTGGCATATCAAAATCACCACCATACTGCATGTTGTTAAGAATTTTATTCTGAACATATTCTGGTAAAGCATTAAAACCTGGATTGTTGATTGTACCTCCTTCTTCTTTAGCAAAGTTTCTGGCAAAGTTTGCTTTCTTTATCATTGCTGACGAATAGTTATCTTTATTTGCCAATATATGTGCAGCTGCTTCTTGTATGCCCATACCCATGCGCGTAGCTTGAGCTTTGAATGTTCCTTTTTTAGCAGGATCTAGATGTATACCACCACGCTTTGCTTGTTGATATGCTTGCTCCATGCTCATCTCTTCTTGAGGAGGCATTTGTTGTTGCATACCTGGTACAAATTGACCAAGTTCTTGAGCTTGATTCTGCATCAATGCTTGTTTCAGTTGATCTTTTAGAGACTTTTCTTGTTGCACTTGAGCTTGTCTTTTACCAAAGTTGGCTAACACATCAGCTATTGTGAACTTGTTAGGGTTACTTGAATTCATTATCTTGGACTATTTAAATTTTTAACGTTTGTAAGTTTAAGGATCATTTTGTTATCACCACTTATGTTCCTTCTTAAAATTACTCTATTACCATAATGTCTGAACTTTTTATGTTCAAGTGGTGATTTGTTGTAATCCACATAATCAGGATTGATATACTTTTTACAACCTGCACATTCAGTAATCCACATTGGAAGTTTTGTGCCAGAAAACTCTCCTCTGTCATTAGTAATATCCCAGAATGTATTGAATCTATACTTGTTCTCTTCTTTAGAGAAAAGTATTTCAATATAATCAGCACCTATTACAGGATTTGCTAATATGTCAAGAGGATTGCTTTTTTGCTTAATCCTCATTCTGAGAACACCTGATATCTGTTCTGAATTATAAATGATAGCTCTATCAAAGTTTTCATCTAAAACATGGAAGTAATCCTTACCATCATTGTAAAACTTATACACATCAAGATAGTATTCAAAACTTCTGAGAGTTGTAATCTGATTTGGTGTTACAATTGGGTATTCAATTTCCCAAGGGTAATTTGTACCATAGTAATTACAAAAACTATCCCATCTATTGTTATGCTTCCATATCTGATTGTTGTTGATTGTATAAAAGTTTTGATATGATGGCATCATTAGTGATGGCAACCAGTCATGGAAGCTAATCCACATTTTTGATTTTGGATCATAACTTACTGTCCAATTACAAGGTTCAAAACATAATGGATCATCAAATGCACATGGACATCTTTGAACAATTGCGTTTAATGTTATATGTATTTCGCATAACTTTTGATCTCCGCTTGCATTTTCCACAAGTATATTGTAGGTTGTATTACCTGCTGGTGTTACTGTAAGGCTGCCATTTAATGGTATTGGTCCAATGCCATTATTCATTACAACTGAAACAGCATTTATAGTAGACCATGTCAATGTAACTGATTGGCCATAATCTACATTTATTGCTGATGCTCCAAGTTGACAATCAGGACAAGGATTGCCTGGTAATACTTCTGTTATTTGACAAAGTGGTATTTCACAAGATCCTTCAATCTGAGTACTTCCATCAGGACATGTATATTGACCAGACGAATTTGGTACTGGAATTTCTTGACCAATAAAATCTCTTGTTGAAAATATGATAAATGGTTCTAAGTCTGCTGGAGTTGGTCCACAATTGGTAGGAGCTGTTGTAAATGGAGTCAGCAATGTGCTTGCTTGCAACTGTGCTAAAGTCATATCATATACTTCTCCTGCAAATGCAGCATCAAGGTCATGATTTCTTCCACACAATCTTATTGTTCTTGTACCTGCAGGAAGAGTTACAGGAAATACATGCCAGTGATTAAAAGGTCTCATTACGCCACTATCCTCACCACCAGCTGAATCACGTGCAGATAAGTATACCCATAAGTTACCATCAACATATATCTTTACTTCATTGTCACCTGCAATCCCAACTAAATATTGTTTTGTTTGAGGAACATCAAAACAAAAAGAATAACACACGTCAACATCTTCAGGAAGTGTACCACCAGCTGGCCATACACCTGCAATATTCAATCTTCCTCTTGTTGCTCCTCCACATGCACCACCATCTGAGTTCCATAAACCATTTTGAACATTTACCAAAGGAGTAACAGGAGCACCAATACCATTCATTCCTCTTACTTGGTATGTACTTTGACTTCCAACTCCTTTTAATGGTTTTATTTCAGTTGTAATATCTGGATATAATCTAATACCAAATTTATTGTAAGCTGCTACGTTTTGAGCTGCCTCAACTGTAAATGTTGGTCCTGTATATTCAGCAGGAGCTGTAGATGTTATTACACATTCACCATTAATAATTTCTGCTTCAGGAGGACATCCTTTACATTCTGGAATTACTGGTGGATCATAAGGAATATCTGATGGTATTATCTCACCACATATATAATATGGTACACCATTTGGATCATCAAATAATAAATCATCTCTCAATGGTCTATAATCCTTTTTTGAGAAATAGAGTAACTCATATGTTGAGTCATAAATAGCTTGTACTCCAATTCCTGCTACAGGATTATCATATAATGGATAGTTTGGATATACATCAAGCATCTTTGATGGCAAGTTATCAGCAAACCAAAACTTTAATCCAGTTCTTGATATTTCCTCTAAACCAGAACCATTAGACACAAAGATTTTACCAATGTCTTGAGATACAAAGAATAAACCATAAGGTGTGTTTATTGCAGCTCTTGATGAGATTGAAGCCCCATAAGAAAGCGCATCATCTGCGTTAACAAGACTCTGAAAGTTTTGTTGAAATAAACCACTATCACCAATTGATACTTTTGTTCCAGCTGTAGTTTGTAATTGATCCTGACCTACAAACGTTGTTGGTTCAGCATCCTCAAACAAAATAATACAACCTGTTGCATTCAATGGTTTTATGATGTTTATTTTACCATAGAAATCTTTGTAGTTAAGTGGTAGATAATTTCTCCAGTTGTCTCTTCTAAGTCCTGACCTTTGTTGTAATGAGTACACACTTCTTCGTGGGTAGTATTCAAAACATGATGAATACAGTTGTGGGTCATAGTCACGTGGTAAGATTTGTCCCCAGTTTGCGAGGTTGTTAAATAACTTGGAACTACTAAGTGATAAGTCATATTTGTAATATGTTGGTTTAGTAATAATATCAGATCTAAACATTGTACTAATGTCATTGAAAGAAAAGCCATATACATCATAAAACTTTTGGAAATCCTCAAGTCCATAGTCTCTATATGCCATGTTTAATTCTGACTCTGTAAAGTAATCGCGTACACCATTGTAAAATAAATAAAACCAGTTGTTTCTTCTTACCAATCTTAGAGTAGAACCATCACCTGGTGCATCTAATCTATAATTATCTGAAGGTGTGGTTGCATCCCATTGTGGTAAAATTTCACTAGGAAAGTTCCAAGAAAATGTCAAATCAAAATCTGATGAATCAAAGTTTGCATAGTTTGCCCAGTACCTTGGCGCAGGTCCATTTACATAATTTCTGTAATCCCATTCAGTACCATCTAATTCACCTAGCATCCATGTGTTAAAAAAGTAGTATGGATTCTTTTCTGTATATCTGTTGATATATACATCCCCACCAAAAATGGCAGAGGTAGAATATGTTAATCCTACTGCTGGTGTTGTTTCGTATACACAAGAATCTGTTGGTATTTGCACAATCCCATATAATTGACCATACTGATTTTGATAGTCAACTTTAATTGCGCCATAGTACTGACAAATATTAGATATAAATTCACCATATGGATCCTTATATGTAATTCCATTTACAACACCATCTAAGTCTCTAACTCTTTTTTTAGAGTTATCTGATGATGATGGATTTGGTAAATCTTTTGTCAACTTTAAACATAAAAATTTAGTTCTGTTTAGGTTGTTGATTCTATAAGTATTATCAAAATCCTGTACATGCATTCCAATGTACTTGATCATATTATTCTGTATCTTTCTTCTATAGCATTTTGGATATGCAGCAGGAACACTTGAATTGTTTACGTTTGTATAATTTGAATAGAAACCATGACTATTGTACTGAAGAGCATAATCTCTATAGTTAGCCATATTACGTATCAAATCTAATACAACGCTCATTCCTTTTGGAACCCAGAAACTTAATTGTAGAATTAACTGTACAATACCTGCAATAGTACCAAGCAAGTTACCTTGACCACCTGCAGAAATTGCTGACAAAATACCACCACTAATTAAATCTGCAATTGTTGTCGCTGGAGCTGATTCACGTGTTGCGTCTGCGTATATACCACCACTACCCACAGCTAATGGAAAGTTACCACCCTTAATTGTGGATTTTCCTACAGCTTCAATAAGTGCAATACCTACTCCAACACCTAACGCTAATGTAAATGCGTTATCAGTAAGCAGCTTGAATCTTGGATGTTTATATGGTAATTGATAGTTACCTGTTGAAATTCCTTTTTCCTCAGTGTAGATCTTTATGTAATTTGTTCCAAATGCTGGTCTTTCAAAATGAATCTCAGGAGAATGGAATGCAAGATAATTCTTTTTGTACTTGTTAAGTTTTGAAGCATCTTCCCAATTTTCCTCATTTTCATTGTTATCTAAGATTGTGTAATCATCAGATAAGAATGGATCAGGTCTTAAGTCATTATAAGGATAGTTTTCAAATAAACCTTTTCTATTACCAATAGAACCATTTACATTGAACTCAACCATATTAGAGAACAATCCTTTTGTAATAATAGACTTGTTGTTCTCTCTTGAACCTCTTAGTATTTCATATCCAACAATATCAGGAATTGGATTGCCATTTGCATCAACAGGTGGTTCTATATTAGAGAATTCAACACCAAGTACTATAATTCTACTACCACCTTGATTATGAATATGCGTGGTCTCATTAGATGGCATTTTGTGATGACGTATAGGTTCATAACACAGATCACCCCATACTTCAGGATTAGTTGGATATCTTTCTGTTGATTCCCAATATGCCATATTTCCTCTTGCTACTACAATACCTCCATCCTTTTCTGTTCCAGATGAAGGAGCATACGTAGATGTATCATAAACTTGCCATGCTTCTATTTCAGTTGGATCCACCACATCGTTGGTTGTAATATTTACCAAATCAGATGGTATTGCAGCTCTTCCTGGTATATGATATGATGCTGTTCTATTACCTGTATTGTATATCCATCTGATAAAGAATGAATATACTTCATCACGCATGTAACCAACAATATTACCACCATTCCAATAATAATTAACATCATACTCAACAGCTACCCAGTTGGTAAGTATTTTATTTGCTTGAAGTTGGTAGTTAATATATGGTTGTGTGCTAACGCCACTTCTGATAAGATATCCATTTACTGCAGCCATTTTTTCACTGCGTTCATATACAACATTTCTAAGTGGTATATAAGAAAGTGGAACAGTTTCTAAACTACCTTGTATAATATCAAGTACTACTGTCTTTTGATTAATATTGTAGTATCCTATCTTTTTTGCAATTGCTTGTTGTGTGACAACAGAGATAATAACAAGTTCATACTCATTATATTCCTCATCAAGATCAGTAAGATCTATTTGGATACTTCCACCTTGCCCACTATCTTGCCATAATCCTTGTGGCACACTTGGCATTGAATATTCAGTAAGGCGTATGCCATCTTCTGAATATGCAATTACTGCCATATAACTTCCATTATTTAACTGTCCAGCACCTAGCGCTTTTCTAATAGATACACATGGTTGTTGGATTAAAGGATGCAAACGAATTTTGTCACAATCAAGTCTATCTGTGCATATCTCACCATCACATGGATTTTCACTTACTGGCTCACATATGTAAGGAACATTGTTAATGTTCATTGTTCTATCAGGATTTAGATTATCCTGCCAGTATCCTGAAAAAGTACAGTCATAGTTTTCTTTAACAAATGCTGTTATAAGATGAGTAGTCTTAAAGTTTAAGCAGTCATCATTTATGACTGTTGTATAACTACACTTAGACTCATCAAATATTCCAATTTCTGAACCAATATTATTTGTTGAAAATATCAACCATTCAGTCTCTCTAATAAAAGCATATCCAATAATTGTATAAGGTGCTTCAGTGCAATATCTATTTGATGGCTCATTGCCTATAGAACCAGATTCTCCATAGTGAGAATTATTTATTGCATTAATAGCATTGTACCAAAGACCATCTGACATATAAATGTCAGTATTGTCTTTATTCATTCCTTTATTAAAGGACTGAGTCTTTGCGCCAGATGTATTTTGGATTCCTTCAGCCATTGCTTTTAAGTATAATATGGATGATAAGGCATGTGATTCTTGAACATGTCATAGTACTTGTGATACTGTGCTCTTTTATTTGTCTCCCAAACTTGTTTCATCTCACCAAAGTCAGGAGTATTAATAAATCCTAATGCTTTGTTTCGTGCTTCACGCAATTTGCCAGACATAAGTTGCATCAACTGCACTGTGTTCTCACCTGCCTGAGCAAGATTTTCATAGATTCTTTCTTTCAATGCGTACTCATAATACTCATCTGCATATGGATGACTTAGTACCATAAGTTCTCCTTTGTCAGTTTCCATTACACTTTCATACATGACAAGGACTTCACCTTCTTTAAAGTTTGTTTCTAAGAATCCATTCTTTAAGAATACATTGTAATAGTTGCGAGAATTTACATCAACACAATCTGCAGAAACTGAATTGTTTTTTACAATGCCAAGTCTAAATAAATTTTTAAACTTTCTAGTTCTACCATTACATCTATCTACAACAATAGGACAACCTCCTTCTGATGTAAGAGATGTTTCATGACATGGATTAGGGTCAACTATACAAGGGTTAGGTGGAATAGGACATGGGTCTGGAGGACATGTTGCATCACATGACGATTTAGAACCCATTATTGTAACTACAACTCCACTGTAAGTCGTGGTATAATTGGAAACCAACTGTATTGTATCTTGATCAATAACAATAATCTCCAAGTTTAATAAAGTATGATTTGCAGCAAGTGCTTGTACAATCACATAATTAGTTCCTAAGTTATGTGTAACTGTATTTATGCCTGGTGCAATTGTCAATACTTGAGTACATTGCTCTACCATATTTCTATAGATTTCAAATTCTGCTTGATATATACCATCTGCTACACCTTGTTGATATGTTTTATAAGACCAAAGTGGTGGAGTTTCTGTTTCAATGGAACCTGTGCATAATAACGCATGATTCAATACAGCAAAGTCAGATGGTAATTTTGCACGATAGTTTGATACTTCTAACATTTTTGTGCGATTTGGATTTATCTTTAATCCTAAATCATAATTTACACGCTGAACAACTTTGATAAGTGTTTGATCATCTATCATTCCTTCAAGATCATACGTTCTTATATCAATCTTGACACTGTCAAGAAGCTCATCAAATGTTCTATATTTAAGTTCTGCTTTCATTTATTAAGATGTTGCACTTGTTGCTGATTGACCTGGATCTGATGGGATTTGAATCATCACACCTAAATCACGCATAACTAGTTGTTCAATTTCTGAGAATAAAAACTCTGGCACATTTATCTTTTGATTTACAATTGCCAAACAATCATCCTGTGTGTCACAAGTTAACTTTGATATGTCAGCTTCAAACACACCTTCAATTCTTATTGCATCCCAATCTAAATTAGGAAAGTATAAGTAACCATTTAAATACCAGTAGTATTTTTTAGTGTTGTATTTGAATGTGCTTTGTTTTGATATTTGTTGAAACGTAGATGGAAAAGTTGCTAATAATTGATGTGATAAATCTAAAGATGTTACTGCTCTTAATAAAGGACCATAATATCCTTCAATCATTCGTGGTAGTTTGTCTTTAGTTCTTTTAAAATAACAACCTGTATCTACGCCATAACATTGTGCTTCTGCTTTATCTACAGTAATTAATTCAATAAAGTTTAGTGTTTGAAATACACTGTTAAACTTCATTATGCGATTTAGATTATCCTGACGATGCATGAAAAAACGTGCATGTTTCATGATCATAGAATACAAATATCTATTTGTGATATTTGCATCTTGCTTTACAGATTTAATCTGGTTACGCACTCTTGATATAGCTTCTCCAATTGTCATTTTAAAATTCAAATTCGTTATATGTCTTCAAACTTTCTTTAGCATCTTCATTGCGTTCAATGTTATATAATCTGCTTCTATAAAGACTACTAATTTTCATGCGAGGATCTACCTGTATATAAGAATTCCATTTCTTAGGGTATTCTTTTGCAACAGTTCTTTTAAACTCCCTTACACCAGTAAAGCCCCACAATTCATTATTTTTGAATTTGTATCTACTAGCAAAAGTTGTGAAAAAGATTTTTGCCAAATAGTCATCGCTTTCATAGTTCTTATGCTGTATCACTTTACCATAATCAGCAGATGTCTTAAAGTCTACGTTTTTACTTTTCTTACGTGGACAAGAACCTATAAATAGATGACCAAGCTGACTTGGTATTTCAACACCATCTCTTTTCTCTATCACTGTATTCCAAACTTCATTATTGAATTCTAGAATAATGCTTTTAATTTGTTTTTCTGTTAGGTATTTTGCTGCAAAAACTTCAGACTGTATATGGTCCACCATTTCTTTAACAACAGTTTTCTTTGTTGTCTTTCTAAATCTTGGTCCTTTTACGTCTGGCATACAATTTTTCATAACAGATCCTCATTAAAATATAGGCAAAATAATTGGTTTTAACAAATGTAATCAAAAAACAAAACCCTCACAAGATGCAAGGGATTTGTCTAGTATCTCAGAAGTCTGTTAACTGCCTATTATTTTTACAAATGCAGGTTTGCTATCTGCAGCACCAGATATGGATATAATATCAAGAGATCCTGCACTTGTATTATACACATAATCAATGCCATTGGCTAATACCAGATATGGAAATGCTCCATTTTTTGGCACATATATGGTAATTGATGCAAATGCACCAAATCCATGTGTTATTGTAATTAGACCATTTAGTGGGGCTAACGTAACACTGAAAACATTTGCGTCTAATCCATCTATTGTAACATCTGTAGCTGTTGATGATAACGTAATTCCTGTTCCTGCTTTTAATCCTTTTGTTGCCAAACTAGGACCATTTCCATCATTTACTAATGATTCATGCGCTGTTGTACCAGCATCTGCTAAAACAACACCTGATCCAGAATCAGCATTTATAATTGTTATCTCGTCTGTTGCAGAATCTGTTGTTATAGAAATACCTGCACCTGCCACAAACGTCAAAGTATCATTGTTACTATCTGCTACTACTGTAGGCTGTGTCGCAACTGCAATATTTTTAAAAATAAATTGCGATGACCCAAGATCACTGTTTGTAATTGTGAGTTCATCAGTTGCTGGATTTGTTGTAACCGCAATACCTGTTCCAGACACAACTGTCAAAGTATCGTTATTAGTATCTGCTACAATAGTTGGTTGTGTTGCTACTGCAACATTTTTAAATATATTCTGAGCTGAACCTGGATCAGTATTAGTCACAGTGTAAGTTGTTTGAGCACCTACTACATTAGGATTAACTTGAATCCCTGCTCCAGCTGCAACTACAAAGGTTTGAGTACTTGTTGGAATAAAATCTAAGAAATTTTCAAATGCTATTTTTACTTGCTGACAACCATCCACATACGTAATTGTAAACGTTGAACTATTATTTGGATAACACCATGCACCTGTTGTAGCAGCTATCCATGGAGCATCAAAAATAATATTTGAAATTGGTGCAGCGTTATTATATTTTGTATCAATTAAATCAGAGTTCAACCATACTAAATTTCCAATAACCTCAGCATTGTAAAGATTACCATCATTGTCTTTATATGCGTTTGATATAAAGTCTCCATCTGTTTCATTACAGTCAATTGGTCTTACCAATCTTACTTTGTATCCAAATCTATACGAACCAGGATTATATGGTGAAATTGTATCTGATAAATAATCAACTCCATAAGCATACGCAGTAGCAGTATTATCGTTACCTGACCAATACACAGTACCTTGCCCATTATTTGTAGCAAAAAATCCTGTTGATCCATTTCTGACAACAGTTGGAGAAACACCTAATCCTGAACTATTAGTTGCACCACTATTTGGTAATGACCAACATGTAGTTGATTTTATTTTTCCTCCTGCGTGATTTAACCAAGGAGTTTGTGTAGCAGCAGGATCTAGCGCTAATGCTAATGCGTACCAGTCATTATTATTTGGAACTCGCCAAGTATTTATCTGATTATCTAGAGGATTGATATTAACAATACCACCAGCAGTTCTTCCATCACCAGCAGTTCCTACGTTTAATGTGTACCAGTTATAAAGTTTTCCTACATGCGCGCACGTAGCAGTAGAATCAGTACATAATACAATGTAGTCAGGATTATCTATTTCTATTACTGCAGGAATTGAACAACATGCTCCAAGACATATGTAATCCACAATTGCTTCCAATGCTTCTACAAGAGATGAGTTTGTTGGAATTATAGGAGAATCCTTGCATGTTATTGCAGGTCCTGTATATACAACGCATTGTGCATTGATTATTTCAGTACATGGTTGTGGATCTAGACATACTGGAGGTGGTGTAATACATGGTTCAGGTATTGCTGGTCCACATCCACATCCTTGACAGTTATTATTATAAGTTCCCATATTTATTTTTTAATTTATTTACAATCATTTATTTACACTTCAGTATATGTTACATCCATAGTCAGATTATCACATGGACATCCAAGTTCTGAAAGCACCTCTGGTCTTACTACTAGTTTTACTCGCATGTCCCCATTATCAGTATAGTCCCCCCAACTTTGGTTTGCATTTAAATCATCTACTAATTCTGTAATATTAACAGGTAATCCCATAGGTCCTGAAGGTACATAGTATCCTATCTGTATTTCATTACAATAAAAAGTTACTAAATTAACAGGATAAAATGCTATATAATTTGAATATACTATACAAGCTTCAGGTAAAATTCCATTACAAGGTACTATTTCATGCAATATGCATGATGGTACTCCCAGACATCCATCTAATGTATATCCATCAGGACAAGTCCATGTTATAGTTTCACCAGGTGCACCTATCACCAATGGTGGTGTAGACACTAAACTTGCTGATGAAAATAAAATATATGGTTCTAGGTCAGCAACTGTCATTGTTGGATCTGCCATTAGCGTCATTAAATCAGCTTCACTGATATCATATATTTCTGCACCAAATGATGCAGGTGTTCCAAAATCCATTCCTGACAACTGCAATGTATGCAAACCAGCAGGTAAAGTAATTGGAAACATATGCCAAATCTTAAATGAATTTGGTTTACCAGAACTTGTTGGACTTCCTGTTGGACTATTAGATCCCCATATGTTTACAAGATTAAAGTTTGTGACACCACCATTAAAGGTTGTTGATGTTATTCCTGCTTTAATTTGATTATCACCAGCAATGGCAAAAATGTAAGTTTTTGTAGTGCTTATGTCAATGCAAAACTCAACGTCTAACCATTGATTGGCAGGATATCCTGTAGCCCATATTCCAACTGCATTTAATCTTCCATCAACATTATTTGCTGCTGCGTTTGTAAATACAGTATTACCTATTACTGATGTAGATTGTATTGTGATTAATGATCCTGTTCCAGAATTCTCAAAAACTTGATAACCATTTGCACAGGTTGTACATATTGTGTCATTTTGCCATCCATTTAATGGGAATATTTTTGTGCTAATATCTTCATATAACCTTGCACCAAAATTTCCATAGGCTGCACTATCACCTCCTCCAACAATGTTGTATATAGTTGCACCATCATCAGGTGTTGCTGCAATTACATCATATCTTTCACATTTTCTGATTATAGGATTATATATAAATCCTTCTGGACATTCACAGCAAATAATTTCACACCAGTTTGCACCATCCCAATATTTAGTTGTACAGTTCCATGGATCAATCTCTTTCCATTGTGCAAGTGTTTTAACACGAACACTGCAGTTGCAGACATCAACCCAGTTTATACCATCAAATATCTTATACTTGTTCATAGTTACAGTGGTGTGCAAGGCTGAATCCAAAGATCACCTGGTCTTATTGTGTTATTAACTCCAATATAATTTACTCCAAATCCTTCAATAGAACCATAGATGCTATCAAAATCAGATTGTGTTGGTTCAATTGTTTGTACAAAAACAGCAACTCCTCTACCTGACTTACCCTCAGCTCCTGAATTTCCAGGTAAACCTTGTATTCCTGGAGGGCCAATTGGTCCAGGAGTACCAGTAGCTCCAGTAGCCCCAGGTGTACCAGCACATCCATTACATGCAAAACTAGTACTTATAAGAGTATCAGATATGCCATCAAAATAATCTATTTGAACACCACCACATGGACAATGTCTACTTCCTGAAAGTACTGTAGATACCTTTATATAATTACCATTTATACCTGCTGCTCCATTTGTACCTCTTACACCTGGAGGGCCAGGTAGTAATTGTATATTGCATATTTGGTCTATGACAAGTTGAAACAATTCTGAGAAATCAGTTGGTGGACATGAAATATCATTAAAACAAGAAATGTCATATCTGGTAGGATCAAGCATTACTAACGTATCACAAAACTTAATAGCAAGTTTGTACAATACTTCAGTTATTGTATCACCATTACACAGTTTCAAACATGGAATATCTGGACCTTCCCAGATCACACAGTTTGAAGAAGTTTTTATACATCCATCTTTGCTTTTCATATCTAATTTTTTAACATGTTCCTAAACTTGTTAATGTCGTATCTAACCCTATTGTACTTGGTAAAGGAGCACCTCCTGCCAATTCTGCACTAACAAGACAAAGAACACTTCTTGTTGCATTTATACATCCTTCACCTGGGCAATAAATCAACCCACTTGAGAAGAACATAGTAGTTCCAAAAGATTGACCATTTGGAATAGTTATTACAAGATCTGTTTCTACTACTGGATCTGAACTACAAGCGACATACTCAATTCGTATTGTAACCTCTATTGCTGTTCCAGTATTTATTAACGCAGCTCCTAAGCTATCTAATAAATCAACTCTTAGTGTTGTTTGTGTAGGATTAAATGGTGTAATCACTGGTCCTATTGGATTAGTACAATTTTGTGGTTTACCAACAACTGAAGTACTTCTATAGAATAATTTTCCAACATATGGTAAATCTACTAATACACCAGTTGTTTCAACAGGACCAGATGTACCACAATCATAAATTGCAGAAACATTAATAACATATTCTACATCTGGATCAAGACCAGGACTTACAATTGTATAACTCAATGGTGATGGTCCAACAGTAGTAGTTATTAATGGAACTCCTCCTCCTACATAGAATACTTCAATTTTGTAACCAACAGGTGGTTGTGATCCAGTAGTCACTGGAGCAACCCATGTTATAGTTCCACCTGTAGTGCTTGTAGATGTTATTGCCACAGACACTGGTGGAATGGTTATACAAGGAATTGCAGGTGTTGTTGACATACAATCGTTTAGTTGACAAACAACCAACCAAAGATTTGTCATTGATTGCGCTGCTGTACTAGGATTAGTAATCCAACCTGCTATGTCACCATAAGTACCATCACCACATGGTAACGGTGTTGCTTCGTCAATACAAATTGTATTGAACATTTCTTGCCATTGTGTTAAAGTACCTAGTATTGATAAGTAACTACACAATGCTTGCTCCATGTTAGAGAATGCAGTTTCAATTGCTAATGTTTGTCCAGGAGCAGTTCCACTTAAACATTGAGTAGTAACATTAATTATAGGTGGTACAGAACTACCTCCACCACCATTGTCAATGATATTCTGAATAATTTGTAATTGAGTATTTATTGAGTTTAGTACTGACTCAATACTTCCTATGCTAAGGAGTATATCACAAATCTTTTGAGCAAGATACTCAACATACTCAACTATTGGCAATGCTGTAACAAGATCACCAGTTTCAGGATCAATGTATCGCAAACAACTTGGTAATTGAGCAATAATGATTGGAGTAGGTGGTACTGGTGGATCAACAGGTGGTAAACAAACTTGTGAGATTATTAACTGCAATGTTTCAAGTAATGTATCAGGTGGACATTGACCTGTTTCCAAAAGACACTCAAAATCAAGAGTAGATACATCTAGTATATTTTCAGTTATATCGCAAAGAACTTTTGCCATTTCGTAAATGACTATATCAATTGTATCTCCTCTACATAAATCTATGCATGGAATATCTGGTCCATCCCACGTTACGCAAGATGCAGAAACAGGCATACAACCTGACTTTCTGTATTTATCAATATTTGATGGTAATGCTTTCATTTATAACGTGTTAATGTATTCTGTTACAGTATTATATCCACAACAACTATTATCAGCAGGAAGTCCACAATTCTGACGTTCTAATCCTCTTTCATATATGTTTTTCATTTCATATGCCAAATCAGGATCCAATCGCTTCTTACATCCTTCAATGCCAAAGCGACTATTGTTAAACTCTTGAAATAAAGAGTCAGCAAACAATTCATTTATGTAAACTTGTGTATCCATTATTGTTTAGGATAATAGTTATGTGGTATGTCCCATACATATGGTCCATTATTTTCGTCTGTTGCGTTTGGTCTCAATGATTTCTCATATACTGCAATACAGTTTGAGCATACTGATTTACCATCTGACGCAATTCTTTGTTGGCAACTACATGATAGTTTAGTTCCGCAATGTGTGCATTTCATATTCTTCTGTTTTTAAGGTTATCTACACGTAATACAACAACCCATGATATACTTGTCCAAAAGTCTGTTGGCATATGACAACATTTCAACTCCTTGCTGTGGTGCATGACAGTATTCTGCCTTTGCTTTAGCTGCATCAATAAGCATTTTGATATATCTTAGGTCATCTAATTTTTGTCTCTCCTCTGAGCTTGGTTCACATTCTTGCAAATGTAATTTGCAAATTTCTCCATAGTACCTGTTTGTAACAGAAGTTGTTCTCAAATGATAGTACTTAACATACATTTGCTCATTAGGAGAAATACTATATCTAATAGTATAAAGACCATCATGTAATGGTGATCCTGGAGGACAGTCAATTCCTAAATCTGTGGCATCAAATACTGCACAAAAATTTGGAGTAAGTCCTAATGTTATATAGACAGGCTGATTAGTTCCTGGAATAGTAATGTCTAATTGTTGACATTCTATTGGTAATATTGCTGGATCAGCATAGATTGATGTATCAACAACTCTAATGATATTCTCACAAGCTGTCTCAGGTACATCTAACTGTAATATGTGTGTTATTGCCATAGTTGCAGATTTTAAATACCGCTTCAATAAAATTTAAGAAATTTTTCTGAAAGATACAACAAAAAAGAAAAAGAAGAGCGCAATGCCCTTCTTTTCCTCTTTATAATAGTCAGGTATGCTATTACGCAACAACCTGTAGGACAACGCCTGACTGAGCAGAAGTTAACCAAGTATTCCACCAAGTTTGGAATGTTGTTAAACTTGTAGCAGTTGCACCAGCAGCTGTTGTAAAGTTAGGAACAACAATCTTAACTAAGTATTGGTCATTATCATGCACACTAGTTGGGTTATTCTTACGTGGAATGCTGTGTAGTAAATAGTAAACACTATATCTGTTACCTCGTACGATTTCTGGTCCACCAGAGTTACTTGTACCAAGAGTAGTGTCATTCAATACTTCACGTAAACGTGGATCAGCATACCAAGGTTCTTGTTGGTAACGTTTAGCAAGAATTAGTTCACGAACCAATGTCTCACCAAATCCTTTACCTTGTTTTGCTTCTTGAATTTCAGTAATTACTAAACAAGAAACTGAACAAGTATCACCACCAAGGTCATTAGAGTTGTTTGCGTAAGCAGCTACAGAAGCATAAAGCAAGATTGGCTCAGTTTCAAAATGATCTTGTGGATTAAATGAACAGTCACCAAATACTGTATCTACGTATGCACCAATGATATCAAGACAAGAACTAACAGTGTTTGCAGCAGCTCCAGTTGCAGGAACGTAAGTTGCAGTTGTAGTTGTACGATATACATTAATTGCAGTACCAGCAGGAATTGTTGCAGGTAAAATAAATGGAGTTCCATTTTGATTAACAAGTGGAACAGTAGTTGCACCTGCAACATATGTAGGTCCTACATATGCAGAGTATCCAGCAATTTTAATCTTGTTGTTGACTTGAATTGCAGTAGCACCAGAACCAGCTGATACAACAGTAAGTGTTGATGTACCAATAGTACCAGAAGCAGTTGTAGCCAATGCAGTTTTAACATAGACCAAAGCTGCAACAAATTGGTTCAAGAATGGAGTAGAGTTGTTACCAGAAGAAACACTATTAATTTGGTCAGCCCATTGTAATAATACAACTGTAGGGTCAACTAAATCAGGAGTAGTTGCTGATACAACATTTGTACAACATCCAGAGTATGCACTAAGTGTTTGATACAAGTTGTGATTCAAGAAACGTAATGCTGGAGAACCTTTGATGTCCAAACGTAAGTCATACATTGTATCACAAGTAAGACCACAGTTGATTTGACAAATTTCAAGAACTTCGTTTACTGGAGCTGCAGGATCTGTTCTGTAGAACGAACTTACAAACTTAGCATTGATGCCTTTTGATTTTACAGACTCTTTGTAACCTCCATGGAAAGGACCAATCTTGTCCAATGAATGGAAACTACCTTGTGCCAAGTACACTTGAGAATAAGCATTCGCAGTTGTAGCTGGTCCATAAGTAGGAGCAACAGCAGGGTCAATAGGTACGTTTGTCAACGCGTTAACAATAGCAACTTGACCTGCATTAATAGCCAAGGTTGTTGCTGGAGTAGCACCACCACTAGGGAATGGTACTGGAGTTACACCACCCGCTGGGTGAGTTGCAACTAGCATTTTCTGAAATGCATGTGGAAAATAAGCCATAACAAATAGATTTAAAAATTAAACAAAAAAAACAATTAACAATTTATTTTAAAAACTTGAGTTTATACTTTGCTGAGTTCAATGCAGATTTGACATTGTCAAGATCGTTTACTATTTCGCTATAAGGCATCATAGCTTGTAGTTCATTTACTTCAGAAGTAAGCTCTCGTATATAAGATAATGCATCTTCAACAGAATTGCAAACTTTTTTTGAATATTCTTCTTCATGAGAACATTCAACAATTCTTTCTACTGCACCTTGATACCCTTCAATAAGAGTATCTGCATGATCAGGTAATGCTTCATACAAATCTCCAAGAGCTTTGTGTGCAGCAAAAGAACCTAGGTCTTTTACTTTAAGATGTAACTTGTGAAAACATGATGCAGCATCCATAAGTTTATAACCTAATTTTGCCACCTCTTCATCAAGAGGGTTTTCAGAACTACGATAAGTTTCTTTATCAATAGCTGCTGTAATCAAAGGGCGTCTTTTTAATGAGTATCCACCAGTAAAATCATCCATAATATTTTATATTTATTCGTTTGTAGTTTGACTTTGTTGTGCTCGTTGCATTTGATTGAATGATTCAATATCTCCTGCCAATATTGCAACAGCACCATCAATGAGTAGTTCTGTAACATCATCTTTAAATTCAGATGTTATATCAACTGCAGATGCTACTCCAGTTGATATATCAATGCATCCAAGAAACTGAATAGGACGTGGTTTTCTATAATATGTTAAAACCGCATCATCAAGTTCAAATTCATTGTTAGTATAAATGCGAATTTTATTACTTTGCATTGTACAGAATGTTTCTTCCCACTCATAACTTGGCTTTTTAAACTCATCTGATAACAAGTTGTCAACGTCAGCTGTTTCATCAAGATATACTGTTAAAGCACGTGGAGGACAGCAGTCTTTAATTCCTTTGATTGACATCCTTTTAAAGTACAAGTAATCATCTGGAATTAATTCTGTCTCATAATAAAGATCACGCTTAGCTATTATGATATTGTCAGAAAGCAATATGTTTTGGACATCATCAATCTGCATCTTAGAGGATTCATCATACTCAGGATGTGTAGGTGATACGTGAATTTGTCTACGCACCCATTCTAACTGAGCTTTGTTAAAAGCCTCAACTATCTGCCAACATTCAATGTTGTCATAGTCAAATGAAGCGAGTTTATTCAAACGCTCATAAATCTTTATTCTGAGTAGATTGTTATCCATTAGCTATTCCAGTGTGATTCAACATTACGTATTACATCCATCAATATTTCTTCATTGAGAGGATTTTTTAAATACTCAACAATTTCAGATGGAGTTTTTCCAAGCATTGCTCCACTCTTCATGTGATAGATGTTTCCATCACCACGTGTTGCAATTACTTTATAGAAGTTAGCATCTTTTACAATAGCTCTTAGTTTTAGTGTCTCCATATCTAAAGCACTGATTTCTAAGAACTTAGATGCTGTTTTCTTTTTATCTTTATCAACAGACTCACCATTGATGTATTTGTCCATATTATCATATAGTACATCATTTGGAGTAGACTTTCTATATTGTGTAGAGTTTCCATCAATAACCTTACAAACCAAATACAACTTGTTAGCGTTTTTGTCATAAAGTTTTTGAAGTTCAGAAAGCGCTTTGTTACGTAATTTCTTAACTTCTGTCTTGATAGACACAGTCTCTTCATATCTATCCAAGTAGAACTTGTGTGTTACACTTGTTCTTGCTTGATCTAAAGATCTTGCAACCAATGAAAAACCACCTGCTTCAATAGCACGCAATTTAATTAAATCATATGGGTCAAGTGTAGGATCAAGAAATACAGGATCATTACCCATTCTCAATATAATCTTTTCCCAAAAGTCAGAGTTGTCTGGTTTTAGTAGTCTTACCTTATTCCAAAACTCTTCATCTTTTGGATCAATTACATTAGATGCTAATTCTTTTTCTAACTGAGCAACAGTTGATCTAATTTCTTTAATTGCTGCAGATCGTTCTTCTTCTGGTAATGACTTTAACTCAGGTGCAAATTCATTAAGACCAGTTACATATCTTTTAATACCATTGTACTCAAGACATGCTACTACTTCTTCATGTACTACTCCTTCAAATACTGCCATTTCCCATTTCTCTAATCCCATGTTTGAGATAGAAGAATTTACATAAGGTTTAATTGACACAGTGCTAGTTCGCTTCTGTGCCCTGTCCTTTTCAACTACTGTAATGTTTTCCATTTTTAAATTGTTTTAATAGTGTTTTTCTTTCTTCTTAGCAACATTGGTTTCGCATTTCTGCTACTTAGCTTCTGAGCCACGTCAAGGCTGTTACTTTTCAGAAGTACCAGGAAGATTTGTGGTCTTCCTGGCGTGCTTCCATCAGATTCACATCTGATATTGAGGAGGTGGAGCGTCTTTATTTACGTTTTCTTGCAAGTGTCATAGTTGACTTCTTTGCTGCAACAGACCCACCTTTTTTAAAGTTACGTGTTTCACCACGAGTTGTATTGGTGTTTGAATTATCTACACCACTAGGTGCTGGTTTAGGTCCAGACCCAACCATGCTTGGTGTCATTTTTCTTCCTGTTGATGCATTGAATCCTGTGCTACTACCACCAGCATTCATACGTTTAAGTTGCTTTGCCATTGTATATTGGTTTAAATATTACAATTAGAATGATCCTCCAGTCACTGGATTTCTCATAACAATCTTCAACACTTTAGTTGGATCTTTAACCCAAATAGATGGCATTGTTTGAGACATCATGACACGGTATCCATTGAAGTTTCCAGAAGACTGGAATCCTTGTGAACGTCCCATGTAGTCCATAGTACCATTTTGGTAGAACCATTTCAACTCACTATCCCATTTTAATTTCAACAAGAAGATGTTGTCATTTGTATTGTCAGTGATGTCAAAGATGATAAAGTTGTAAGAAGATAATGGGAAACCATCAATGATTGGGTTTTCAATATCATTTGTGTGAACGTTGTCAAACGCTGGATTCAATACAAACTTCACATTTGCCAAGAAAGGAATTGTGTAGCTAGTGAATGCAAATCCAAAGTTCAAGTCCATTGCGTTGTTACCAGAGATAGCACCTACACCAGACTGATCCATGTTGACAGTAAGACCTGTACCAAACGCCTCTTTTTTGATTTGTTGGTTGATCATTTTCATACCTGCCATACCTGTTTGTACGATCAAGTTACGTTGTGGATCTGGTCCTTTGAATTCAACTTTACCATTGAAGAAGTTGAAGATCTCAGAGCGGAACAAGTCAAGAGTAAATCCTGATTTGTTGTAGATACGCTTGTAAGAGTTATCCAACTGTGCCCAAAGTCCAACAGACAATCTCATATCATCTGGACCATCTTGCTTGATGCGACCACCTTGTCCCCACATTAAGTAAGTCTCAATGTCAGTTGCAATCTTAGTCAAGTGTGCAGCTTCCATTTTAGTCAAGAATGAACGAGTCAATGAACCATTGTCATATGCTTTCTTGATATACTCTTTACCCATTACAGCTAACATTTGGTCAATGTTTGCAATAGAAGGATCTAAGTTTTTATCAAATGTACGCCAGATTTCAGTTACAGGAACAGAACCATCAGCATTCAAACCACCTTTCATCATCATCTCTGCGCGAGAAGATACTGAATAGTGAACGTGAGCTTCAGCACCACCAACAAAGTTGTAGTACTCACGGAAACCATTTGACAATTCACCAATGTCAGAGAAACGCTCACCATACTCACCACGTGCAGAACCTTTTCTAAAGAATTTAGTTCCTGGCTTCAAGTACTTGTGATCTAAAAATGCACTGTTGTTATTGTTTACAAGTTGAACAGTGTAGATGAAACCATCTGCAGAAGGAAGAATATCATCAGCAACGATGTACATCTCCAAACCTTTGTACTTATCATAAGTGATGATATCACCATGACCAAATACACGTCTGTTCAATTTGATTTTGAAGTTAGTACCATCTTGACCAAGAACCGCAGAAAGTGGTTCAATATCTTCAGTAATGTAAGGAAGATCTTGTACAATTGGTGTTTGCCATTTGTACTCACCACGTGGTGTGTCCACCATGATAGTGTTCTTCCCACCAAATGAAGACATTTGGTAAAGAGGCATTTCTACTTTTTGAGACATTGCCCAAAGATCAACAGGACCTAAATCCATAGGTTCTGCAGACTTCAGCATGTTTACGAGGTGGTATGAGTCAATGTGAGACGAAACTTTGTAGTTTGTATCTCGCAAAAACAGACCATTGTTTAAAACTGGTGTTGCCATTTTGTTTGTTATTTAGAGTTAAAAATTAAAATACGTTATCTATTACTAAAAATGTTACGTGGTTTTTTCAAAGATGACCTTGAGCTTGTTGTTTCCCTTTCTTCTGGAACTGTTGAAGACAATTTTCTTGCTTCTTCAGTTTTAAGTTTCTTTACAGTATCCTGTGTTGCTTGATTTCTTCCTTGTTTTCTAATCTGTTCTTTGTAATCATCTGGATCTGACAATAACCACAATGTTTCAGCGATAAGGTCATATCTTGGACTATTACTAAACTGATATTCTTCAAGCAACCTTCCTAAAAGATTTGTTTGTTTTCCTTGTAAACTTTGATACTTCAATGTTGTCAATTCTTCCCATAAGAATTTTTGACGTTTGTTATCAACCTTTACACCATTTAAATCTCCAGGCTTTAAAGTATTGTATATGTTTTCCATATACGCTTCTTTTTGCTGTTGTTGTTGCATTTTAAACTGCTCTTGTTGTTGCAGTTTAGCTTGCAAAACTTGCGTTTGCATGTCATCTAATTTTGGTTTAAACTGATTAGCACGTTTTGAAATTGTACCACTATTGACCCATTCTTCAATTTGGTCTTCAATCAACGCTTGATCACCACTTCCAAAATTAGTTGCGTATAGGTATTGACGAACAATCATTTCCTGATGTTCATCATTTGAAGGATCTAATGAACGTTGTTCTTCAACTTGAGCTAATGCTCTGAACAACCCTTTCATATCCTTACCACCCTTAGCAACATACTCTGCAGCATACTGTAATTCTTCAGGCAAAGCTTCAAAGAACTCTTTTGGAGTCTGCTCACGTATTGCTCGCTCCTTTTCTTCTAAATTGGCTTGGATTAATTCTTTCCAATCCTTTATAGAATAATCTTCCATTGGTTTGTCATCATCAAAACCCATTAGAACGCCTTCGTCCATTAGTTTTGAGAATGTTTCTACCATTCCACTTTTATCAATCTTTTTACGACCAAGTTTTGTTGCATCATCAGAGTCTTCAAATTCACCATCAAGTTCTGATAGTGCAGAATCTAACTCTTCTTTAGTTACTCTTGGCGTGTCTGAATCTTCAGCACCATCCAAAAACCCTAAGTCAGTTGGTTCAGGTTTTGAGAAAACTGTTTTTACTTCGTCTTCTTCTGATGTAACCACGCTGTCTGCCCCTGGTAGAGGTAAAAAGTCATCAATGTTTTCAATCGTAACTGAACTCACGTCTTGAGTATCAGTGTTTGGTTTGTTTGTGTTTTCCATGCTTTCTGTTTTATGTGGATTCTTCTTCTTTCTTCAATATTAAGTTAGCAAATAAACTTCAAAAATTTAAACTGACAATGACTAGTAAATAAAGTTTTTGTCAGTATATGGCTAAACTATTTTTTCTTGTCATATTTATTTTTGTTGACCATTGCAATTTGTAATTGTTTGTCTGCAATATTCTCACGAGTTTGCATCTCCTGACGTTGTAAATCACTCTGTGCTTGATTTTCTATCATCTTGTTAATTTCACGTGTTTCAGACATTTGTTGATCGCGTTCTTTTAATCTACGCTTATCTAAATATTCAAGTGTATCTATGTAATCAGTTTGTTGATTTAAGTTTTGATCTTTCATACCAGTAAATCCTGCAGCACGTATTTCAGCAACCTGAATTTCAGCATCTCTATCAAGTTGAGCTTGCTCTGCTTTAAATCTAAGTTCAGCCTCTTGACGTTTGTTTTCACCTTCCTGACGCATTTTCTCAGACTCTGATTGAGATTGAGCTTGTTGTTGTTGCTGAGCTTGTACTTTCTCTTCAACACCTTTAAGTGTATGCGTTATTTCTGCAAGTGAATCTGCTTTAATCAAGTTACCTAAGTCATATATAGAAGCTCCAGATGTATTATTATTAAGAGCAAGTTGTCTAATCTGCTCCATAATCTGTCTTTGGTTTACTTTGGTAGAAATAAAAATGTTTAACTCTCTTGCCAAAAGCTCTGTACCATTCATTTCAAAATTAACTTTCTCATCCATAGTTGTCATATACTGCAACCTTAGACTTGGCTTATTAGAATGATAGTACTGTGCTAAGTCTGTACGCATTTGGTGAACACGTGGCATAAGATATTCTGAGTGCTGTACAAAGTACATTTCTGTTTGAGAATAACTTTGATTAATTGCTTGTTCAATACCTTGTGCTGTTTCTTGTGAACTTACTGCACCCATGCGCTGAGGTGAAATACCAATTGTCTCAAAGCATTGTTGCTTAAAGTGATTTGCCAATTGAATTCTGCTCATCAACCTATTTGTTTGCTCAAGATTGAGCACTTGATAATGTTGGAAATTAAGAGCATTTTCTGTGTTAGTGATAGATGTGTCCAATGGTAAAATACCAAAGTTCTTCATTGCAACATAAGCTTTGCCAAAATTACCATGGCCCCAATCTTCACCAGCAGAATGTCGTGGCAATGCGTTCTGATCTAACAATATAACTGTACCTAATTCATCAATAAGGATATCTGCAATCTGATTGTTTACAAGATTATAGCCAATTTGATATGGTTTCATTTTATCTACAAGAGAACGTGACTTAGTATTTCTATCTGAAAATACAGCTCCCTCCACAGGCAACTTGCAACCATATAATGTAAAGTCACCTTTAAATTGGAACTTGATTGGTGCAACATTTAAGTAGATAGGAGAAAAGTTTAAATTGTCTGTGTTACCATAGAATGTAGGTCTGTTAGGTCCAATCTTTACACCACCCCATGTTTGGTTAATCCATATCCAATCAATGTGTTCACCCATAATCAAAGTATCTCTTGATTTTTTCTTGATGACAGCAGTGTCATAGATTGGTTTTTCAGTAACGTTATAGTTCTCATCTACAATCATATCTATAAGCATACCTTGCTCATCAATACGTGTTAAGTGTCCAACCATTCTCTGAGACTTCCAATAAGTTGTAGTTACACGTAATAGACCTGTATTATCAAAGTCTAATAAGTCTTCAGATTCAGTTAATATCCTTAAAATAATATCATCACCATATGCATTTGTAGTATCGCGATATGATGTAAATTGACGCATGCCTAATGATGGACCATCAACATTCCATTCGTGCGAGCGCGTAGCATCATAAAAAGAGCCATCATTTTGTACACCAGGAAGAATATATCCTGCAGATTTTACTGGATAAATGGCCTCAAGACTTTTAAGTTGCTCACCATTCATCATGTACCCATACTTGTCTATTACATCAGCAGGTGTCATAAGATCAATCTTACCTGCCCAATTAGACTGAGAGATGTATCTTGCTCCTGGTGATTTATGGTAGAATGTAATAACAGGATTCCAGACTTCTACTTCATAATCATCCTCTAACATGTTAAAATGCCAAAACTCTCTATCAGCAATAAGACTATCTCTAAACGCTAACGTCTCAAGTTCTTTCATGTTAAAACGCTCAGTATCAACGTTATGCTGATGCGATGCCCACTCTTCAACCATTGACTTGTAGTTCTTTTTAAAAAACTCTTCAATTTCTGGTAAAGTTTTTATTGCTTCAGGAGACATCATTTGCTGTGCTTGTTGTTGCTGCTCTTGATTGTTTGGGTCTAATCCCATTGAGTCAACCTTCATCTTCATTTTCAACTCTGCACTAGACAACAATGTTTCTTCAACCATTGCTCTTTTTTGCTCAAGCATTTCATTGTAAGATGTGTCATCAACTGATCTGTACATGATTTTGTCATTGCGTTTAGCAAATTCACCAACCATTACATTAACCACATTTGGTATGATAGGGAAAAACTTTAACTCAAATGCTGAGGTGTCTTCTTTTGTGAGAACATCAACCAATTCAGCCATATCATTATCTTCCTCAACTATGTAATCAGTCTTGTCAATAATACCAGTTGCTAACTTGTAGTTCTTTAATAAGCGCCTTGCATTTCTGCGTATCTGTTTCATACCTTGCATTTCATACCAATCCAGGTTCCAAGCACCCCATGCGTCATCTTTCTCTTTTGAACGTAGAAATTGCACAGGTTGGGTAAACGTACCCATCTTGTTATAATCAGCTTTTGCGCCATTCTTTAGCTGCAGTGCATTAAATACTTGCATATCATCTCATGTTTTTAAATGGGTTCCTAGGTTTCCTCATAAGGCTACTTTCTGAACTATGTTCAGTATTTCCAATATGACGAAAGGGACTCATAAATAAGTTAGTATTTTTATTTGTATTTTGCAAACTCTGTGGATCTTCATGATCTGTACGTTTTGCAAATCCTCTATTTGACTCTTGAACTCTTGCAAATGCAACTAAAGCGCAGAACGCTACCAAGCGGTCAACGTTAAGTCCATCTCTATAAGCCTGCATTTCTTTAAGTAACATTAAATCAGGTATTCTCTCAACACCATATGTTACTTTGGTTATTGTACCATCTGGTTTAGTTTCAACATCTATTTCTTCTTCTAAGAATTGTATAGCATAAGATACAAGATTGGCTTTGAACAATGTACCAGTATTACGCCATCCATACTCCTGATAAACATTATTATTACTGCCTAATTCTTTTAAGAACATAATCTGATTCTTGGGTACTAAATACTTTTGCTTACGCCTTGATATCATGTACTGTATAAACAAGTGTACGTTATTTTCTACTAAAGTCCATGCATTGTAGTACTCAATGATAAGTTCAAGTCTTTCATGCGTTTTTCTCAAGTCATCAAAACGTCCACACCACGCTGCCACAATTCTATCACTTTCAACATATGATTCAATAGAACCATCTTTCTTATGGACAGTGACTTCTTGTGCAGTTTTGTATACAAAGATGGAACACAATGATTCTGATGTTGTTGTCTTACCCTCAGATACAGGGTCAATAGAAGCATAGTAGGTTCCAAACTTAGGATTTTCTATTGGCTTGTCGTAGATAATAATAGCACCTTCTTTATTCTCTGTTTTAGGTGATATTGGAAATTCCATTATTGGTAACTTGCGTGTAAATTTCTGGACAATCTTGTCATCTTCCCACACTAAATCTACAAACTCCATTGGGTACTCCTTGTCTTCTATACGTCTAATTTGTTGTGAAACCAGATGTTCAGGAAATCTTGCATCTTTTCTGTAATCAAAAGCCTCTTTGATATTAATAGGTTTCTGAGAAATACGAAGTCTATAGTCTTCTGGTTTTAGTTTCTTTTTCCAGTCTTCGCGCTCAAGAAGAATCATTTCCAATGCCTTCTCAACCTGAGAATTACCATAATCATCTATGCATGGAAGCATTGACCATTGTTCTGGAATAAACAAACCACATAGTCCTTTTGTACCATTCTCATCTAACAAGTTTGTTTCAACAGCAAGTATGTCTTTTGAGTCTGGATTTAAGATTAGTTCTTTCAGTGGTTCACACTGATCCAAATCACCCACAGATCCTGCTACTACAAACATACCTGTATACATCATACCTGACTTCATGGCAGGTAGTAAGTACTCAAGTGTTGTGCTCATCTTAGGAGCAATCCCTGCCTCCTCATGAAAGAATAATGTACATGGACCCCCTACACCATTTGTTGGATCTTTCTCAAGTACCAATCCAAATATAACTGACTTCAGTCCAATATCTACTTTTCTACCTCCTTGTGTAACCTCAGCTTTTTGTTCCCAGTTAAGAACCTTATCTGGATTACAAGGACGATACCATGCTGTGTGCTTGTTTAGGAAGTTGCGATACTCTTCAAGAAAACGCCATGTACCTTTCTCATTGATATAATCCTTAAGTGATCCTGCCATTTTAGATACAGAACCCTCCTCAAAATAAAATAGGTTAATAATTTTACCAGAATGGTAATATGAAGATGCAATCTGACGTTTCTTAAGTATTGCTGCGTGTTTGTTTTTTAGTTGAGCTAACTCTTCATAAAGAGCCATGTGATACTGTGCGTCACGCACATCAGCAAATGTAAACCTATTTACCTCTTTATTGTAGATAGGTAAGAAGTTTAGCCACATATAATAATCACGTGGCAAATACCATGTTTTACCTTTGTTCTTAAATATAACTCCTCTTCTACATTTCTCCTTTTCTGTATCCCAGTAATGTATGAAATCTTTAGAACGCTCAGGTGCTAAACAGTATAACCTATTCTTATTGAACTTTCTAGCTTCTGCATTAAACATAATTGAACACTCGTCAAAGTCATACTTTCCTGGCTCTTTGAATATGTCTTCAAGAAACTCAGCAAGGTCATCTTTAGTCTCAAACGCAGTGTATCCCCACTGTTCAAGCTCATAATCATATGTTGGTATATCTCTAAACATATTAAAACTTTGGTCTGTCAACTAGTAAAGTTACTGTTCTTCTGTCAGATAAGTTCCAAGAAACATTTTTAACTACAAAGTTTTCTGCTCCTATCTCTACCCAATCACCTCTTGATGGAACACAAGGTAATTCTCTTTGTATCAGTTTTCCTTCTGATATATGTTCAACTTTTACTATAAACATGAACTGTTCCATCTTTCTAGAATTGGTCGTATGCAAGATTTTGTCCTCCCCTAACTTGACTTTTTTGTTCTTCCATAAGGTCTTTATACGCTCCTTTGTACGAGCCACGTATCTGCTCAAACTTTGCTGCAGCATTGACCAGCGGTGTGATATTGCCATCACGACCATGGTGTATTGGGGTATGTTCCATATATGTAGCAAGACGATCCAACATAGATTTGATACCCATGTAAGCCCTGTATGAAGGTGTCTCATAAAGCTTTTTGCAAAATGCAAGTGCAATAATAACATCTTCATCCTCAGTAGAAAACTCTGCTTGCAGCTGAGTAAGTATAAGCTCTTCTTTTTCATGCTCTCTAACGTCAAAAAATGGATTAACATCTGGATTAGGACATGACATATAAAATAGGTATTGGTAAACTTTCATGTATTCCTCTGGATAGATATCCATTATATCTTTAAGAGCTTTCAATGCGTAGCAATGTTCTGTAGGAACAAGCACTCCATTTTGTATGTCAAATAACTTAATCATTATTTTTATTTTTTGAGAAGTTTAATAACGCATCTTTATTCTCTTTTGCCCATTGAAATATGGCCAAAACCTCTTCTTTAAGATATGGCAAGTTATACTGAATAACTTCTTTTACAATAGGATCCCCTTGTTCAGTGCGACTAACAATAGGATATCCATATTGATCTTCACCATCAGTCTCAAAAATAATATGATGCAAAATTAAATCTCCTGGTTTTAGTGTAGGGTTATGCTTTTGTATCATGTACATATATGCAGATAACTGCAGTGCATAATGATAATAGTTACAATCATCCAAATGAGATACAGGATGATTCATCTTTTGCGAAATGCCTTCCCAGTTCACATATGATTGTGTTTTGATTTCTTTATTTGTCTTGTAGTCTGTAATGTGTATTAAGCCATGTGCAATCTCAACCAAATCTGATTGACCACACACACCAACAGATCTTAAATACACAAGATGCTCAGGATATATACCATGTAAAAGTTTCTGAGAAGATGCTACTTTATATCCTTTTTCATTGACGATAGGTTTAATAACCTGCAATGTAGCCTCATGACGATTAATGGTATCACAACTTGTGATGTCATGTTCTCTTTGGTCATGATACCAGGTTCCTAAATCAGTAGCACGTTTGGCTTCAGCTTTCCATATTTCTCTTATTTTTTCAGGAGTTAAACCTTGCCATTTCTTACTGCTCTTAGAACTCTTCTTTGCAATAGCTTTAGCATCAAATGGCTGCTTAAAATAACTAATCAAAGTTGTCACACTAATCCAATCAATATTATCGTTTGGATCAATTGACTTATACTTATGGTTTTCTGGTTCAAATGATAACATAATTAATCCTTTATACTGTTAATAATAGCATCCTCTTCATCCTCAGAGGTGATAGCATTCCATTTGCCTTTTGGGCATGATGAAGATAATGATCTTGTCTTAAATGACAACTTGCAACCACAATCACCACAACAAGGTTGTGTACCTGCCATATAACACTTAGTACCAACTCTATCTATAAGCTCACAACTTTCACAAATTGACATTCTTGAAGATGCTATTTCTTCAATATGCTCTTGTTTAAAGATACTGTTTTTTACTCCTTCCAGTATCCTACCCTTTTCTTTCCACAGTTTTATCAGACTCATGTTTATTCGTTTTGTAAAGTTTTTTTTCTTCTTCTTTGTTCTTCTTTTTTTCGTTAAGCAAATCTAACTCATCTACAATATTCTGAAACATATTAACATCATTTTTTAGTGACATCAATGATGAGTATTCGCTAAGTGTAGGTTCCTCTATATCTTCAAACTTTTTCAAGGCCTGCTGATAAATATTAAGTTTTTCCTCAAGTTTGGACCTCTTAATATAAAAAGTGCCTAACCCATCAATTGTAATTTGTGCATGAGCTAATTTGCTTAACTTCTTCTGAATAGCATTGTAATAGCACTGTACTATTTCATCTACAGTTTCAGAAGATAGTTTTAACCTTTCTGCTACCTTTTCAGAAAGCTGTTTACGTTTAATTGGTCGCAAGTGCAAGAAATTTATAGTCCAACATGACATTACCAGACTTTAGAACAGGCACTGACATTGCAATCTCAATAGTCTTTTTGTAACTATCAGACTTCTTTATCATACCTCGCTTCTCAAGCTTAGTCAATTTGTTACGTATATTCTGCGATCTTACACCAAACTCTTCAGGAGCAATCTCAGGGTATGTTTTCTTTACAGCATTATTACAAAACTTTGTAAGTTCCACAGGTCCTTCAAGCGCCAAAAGCGTAAGCAATTCTAAATCAGTATCAATAAGGTTCTCTTTCTTAAAGAATACAAACTCAGTTATGACCTGATATTTAACCAGGTCATAATGAGTCAATCTGTATTTCTTTTCTACCTTATTTACTTCCATTCTTCTGTATATTTTGTTAATTGAAAGTAGTAATCACCTTGACAACGTTCATTTGTGCATTGATGATTTCACCAATAGCATGATTCATTAAGAACTCTCTATTTGCTGTAAGAGTTCCATGAGCACTACTATCCTCACGATGCTTTTCAATTATATCAATCAAATATGCACACGCACGTTTTACTGTATCCACTTCACTATTTGCTGATGGATTAAAGCTTAAACCTACCAATTGTTCTCCACGACTAACCTCTGAGATTTTGTCCATGTCAATAAGTTCTTCATTGACAATGGTTGGCTTATTCAATAATTCTTCCTTCTGTTCTGTTGTCAGTTTATTTTCCATTTTCTTCAAATTTACGTTCAAGTTTACTTGCATTGATATCTCTTCTTCTTTCAGGATTTAAAACCTCATCCCAAATGATTGCGATTTCAAACTCATTAATCATCAGTTTTGCATCCTCACCAATCATAATTCTTTCAGCTGATGATAATGATGACACTGACACATAGACTTTGTCTCCTGGTTTAAATACAGTAACATCTGTACCTACAGCATAGACCTCAAGATTTGTCCACTCTTGAATCATATCCATTTCAAGTTGCCTCTCTACTTCAGGAGTTAATTCAATGATTGACTCTTTCTTTCTTGGTGTGGTCAATAGCACACGTTTACCTAATAATTTCATGATTTAAACTTTTAAGATTTAGTTTCTGGTTGATCGTCTTCATCATCCTCCTCCTCATTACGCATGATTTCATTTCCTGCAGTCTTGATGTTTGCAATCATGACAACATGCTGTAGTCTCTCAGACTCGTAGCGTACTGCGCGAGCTTGTTGCTCTGCTAAGTCTGCTCTAAGAGTAGCCAGTTCAATTTGGTCTTTGTACCAAGCAACTGCTTCTTCTCTTGTAACTTGTTTTTCTTTTTCTTCTTCCATGATTATGTTATTTAAGTTTCTACAAATATATACTTAAAAGTTTAAATTAAAATCATTTATTATTAAATTTGTCAAAACACTTATCATGTACGTATCAAGAGATTTAGAATGGACAGTGCTTCAAGAGTTCTGTGAGAAATTAGAAACACTGGATACACATCCACATGACACCTTGGTAGTAGTGGTAAGTCCTGATTATAGTGCTACAGTAGGTATGCATGTAGCTCACCACTTAAGCAAAGATGGGGAGATGCTAAACCTTACATATCTAGAAGTACCATATCCTGATGAGGACATGAATACATACAGATCAGAGTTTCTAAACCAGCTCAATCCATATGGTATAAGAAACTACCAAGGATATAAAAACGTACTGCTATTAGAAGCTGGCGTAATCACTGGCAAAAACTACACCTGGATCACTCAGTGCTTAGAGACAGCAGCCATTAAATACTACACAGCTGCACTCTTTGAAAACATAGACAGCATATACAAATCTGACATAGTAGGAAGATACTATTCTGAGAAGCTGCACGAACTAGAGTTTTATTGGGAGAAACCTAATAACCACTGGTCATAGGAAATCAAAAAAAAATTTTTGGTATTTTGAAAATCACTTGAGTGTGAGAACACAGAGAGTGTCTATGTAGCACCGCCCCCCAGCATGGCGCAGCTACGTCACCCCCCATGACGTTCAGGACACAAACGTTCACACAATGACACAAACTTTCATCATTGGAGGAATGGTCATTCGTGCATTCTCTCTGCAAGAGGCATACGCTATCTACAGAGAGTACTGCATGAATGCAAATGGATAGGTGGGATACCTGTCGCCTCGCAGCCAGAGCCACAGGGAGAGTACTATCTCTCTCTGTGTATCTCTATTTAAGCTGTTGTCCTACACACAATTGCATTCAAGGGTTACTTCAACCCCCAAATGATACAGGCATAAGCACTATGGCCTTGAGAATTATAGTGCACAATTTAATTTAGAACCTTTTGGTGCTTAGGTAACCATCCCACGATTATGGCAAATTCAGTTGCTATCAAAAAGAACGACAAAGGTGCGTTCGTTAATGTGTATTCCTCTAACGCAGAGTTTGGATACATAGTGCTTGAGTCTAACTCTATCTCCACTGTTGGTGGTTGGATTAGAGAGTCCAAGCGCACAACCCTCATCAGAGGTACTGTGCAACTCCTTGAGAAATACCTTTCTCTATCTACTGGTGGATTGCTACCAGGACGCATTGCAGTGCGCGAATATCTTGAGGATGCTATTCCTGCAGATATTGCTGCAAAGGAGTTGCGCGATGATGTCACGTTGGAGGAGGCGCTTAAGCCATACTTCAAGCGTGCAGGGCAGGATGGTGTTATTCTATCTAAGGATGGAAAGCGCATCGTTCGCTTCACTGAGTATGACCCAAGTGGTTCTATTCAGGACATCACGCTCTCTCACGACAATGTGGCAGAGGTGAGTGCGTCTAAGGCGCAAGGTGCTAACAAGGAAGATGCACCGTTCTAAACAGTCTTCCAAGAGAGGCACGTCTATCACGCAGGCGTGTCTCTCTTTAAATTAAGTGCGTGACAGTTATTAATGCTTTAAAAACAATTCCCATGAAAGCATCAAATTACAATTTCCAGTGGCTTGAATCTCAACCTCTTCACAGCTGGATGAAAAAGAATCGTGTTGAAACACTACACGTTGAAGAGATTGAGGGTATAAGATTTGCAGTGTCCAAATGTGGATGGCAAATCTTAATGGCATCTACAGTGCCAGGTCTCTGTGGCGATATGCAGGTTGCACTTGTAACCAATAAGCGTCACAAGATGTTTCCAGGTGAGTATGCCATCATCACTTGGGCGCCTTATGCAAATAGGCGTAAAGCGTGTAAGAAAAGCTACACGTGCACAAGAGTGAAGAATTATGTTGAACGTGATTACTCTCTCTCAGCATGAAAAAGCAAATCTTACTTTACCTCTGGGCAGTGGTCTGCTTGGGGGTATTCAGTGGGGTGTTGATGAGCTTTGGTTCTCACATCCTTCCTGCAATTGGATTCATGTGCGTCTTCTGGGCGTGCATGCTCATGCCAATGCTCGCTGATTAGACGTCATCCACCTATGGGGAAAAGCTGTACACACGTTGTGCAGTTTTTTGTCCCCAGGGTGGGTAAGGGGGAGGACGCGTGTCAACATACGATACGCAGCAGTTTTTTCCCCAAGGTGTACTCATACTGCAACCACCCTTGAGTACACGTGGAGTAGAATACTGATCTGTCCAATACGTCACCCCCCAATGAGTTCAAGTATTAATTTAAAACTCTTGATGTATGAGTAATGTAAGAATCGTCCCTGGAAAGAAGGGAACAGTCGTGACAGCGTACGAATCAAACGCTGATTTTGGTTATGTGCAATTAGAGCAAAGTGCTATTGTACAAACAGGAGGTTGGATACGCGAAGTTAAGCGTACGTGTCTTTTGCGCGGTAAAACTGCAACCCTTGAAGCTTTTGTAGGCGCAAGTAAAGGTTTGCAATTACCTGGCAAGTTGGTTGCGCTTGAGTACCTTGAGTCTCAAGTACCTGCTGACATTGCGAAGGAGTATCTTCGTGATGATGTTTCCTATGAGGAAGCAATTGACTCATATCTTAAGCGCGCAGGTGCTGATGGTGTGGCGTTGACTGCAGGAGGCGAGCGTATCTTGCGCTTTACCAAGTATGATGCTGCTGATCAGATGCATGATGTACGTGTTATGCACGATAATCAGGCTGAAGTTAGCGCTGAGAAGAACTTGGCAAGCAACAGAGGCATGTTGCCTGGTGGTGAA